TTATGCGTGTTTGAGGGCTACTATCTTTTCATTTGACTGCATCTTGACTGCATTATAATATGACTCAAGTTTATCCACTTTTACATCCGTGTATCCAAAATGAGTGTAAGTGTCCAGGGTGGTTTTTATATCATCGTGTCCTAAGAGATATTGGGCCTGCTTAATATCCACTCCAGCTTTGTAAAGATCGCTTGCGTAGGTATGCCGGAAGATGTGCGCGGTGATATCACTTGGCAACGGTGTTTTTGATACGGCTTGCAGTTTCTGAAGGATTTTATTCCATCGACCATTAAAGGAGCCTAGACCGATATAGCTGCCTGTTTTTGATTTGAATAGAATTCCGGATTCCCCAGTTGTGTACTCAAGTAAGACTGGAAGTAGGAGGCTCGGTATAGGGATATACCGTTTTCCAGCGGTTGTCTTTGTGTACTCCTGTAAACAGCAATTCGTTTTTTTACTGGTAACCAATGTTTTTGATACTTCGATCCGTTTCTTTTTAAAATCTATGTCAGACACATTTAATGCTAGAGCCTCACATTTTCTCATGCCAGTGTATAGAAGGAGGTTAATAAAGCAGCGTTCAAAGTCATTTAATTCCGCATTATCAATAAGCTGCCGTTCTGATGATGTTAAGGCTCGCTTCTTTGTCCTCCTTGCATTTTTAATGTCCTTCATGCCTGCTGTGATGTCTACTGCTAGTATTTCCTTATATACTGCATATCGTACTATTGCCCGGATTCTGCCTAAGCACGTATTATAACGTATGGGTTTACCGGATTTGATCATCGAACTTCGAAAGCTCTCAATGTGGCTCTGTTTTAAGTCTTTTACTTTGATATCTCCGATATAAGAATTAATGGTTCTTAGCTCGCTGCGAGTAACGGTTATGGATTGATCTGTAACACTCCCTATCTTTTCATTCGTAAGCCATAACTCCGAAAGCTCTCGGAAGGTCATATTTATTTCTTGCAGAATAATCCCCTTATCTTTTAAACTCATGAAATCCCTATAATTTTTGTCCAGATCTTTTTGCGTTTTTCCGTAAATGGTTTTACGGATCGGCTTACCGTTCCTTAGTCCTATTGTCACCTGTTTGGAGTATCGTCCATCCTTTCTTTTCTTCTTTTTCTCAGCCATAATATCATTTCCTTTCGTGAGTTGTGATGTCACAACTTATTTTTGGGTACAAAAATACGCCCCTTGCCAGGACGTTTCGAAAATGATATAATTCTACTGATGAGGTAGATATATCTTTCCGGAAGTCCGGTAAGAGAAATTCTATGTTAAGCCGTTCGGTGTTACCAGCACCGGGCGGTTTTTGTAATTCATATTTAATTTATTTCTGTAATATCAAGTGAATATCCTAATACCTCGCCTACTTGTGTCACCTTTCCTTTTAAAGTAACAGCTTCGCCTTTTGTCATTCCTGCGACCTTGCTTTTCTGATCATCATTCTTTATATAACATTGAACGCCGATAATTGCAAAAGCTTCATCTGAAGGTGTTAAAGATATATATTTGCCATCTGAGTCTATATTGCTAAGTTCTCCCGTGATTTCCACATACTGTCCTTTGTATTTCTCACTTGCATTCAGGGCGTTTGCTTTTAAATCACTCATCATATCGCCCACACTATAAGCAGTATATTCAATTGCTGCTTCCGTAACTTCTGCGGTTGTAACTTTAGCTCCGGCTTCTGCGGCAGGTCCGGCTTGGGTCTTATTAGAGCCACCTCCTGATGCCGCGCCAATAATTCCTATCACGACAACAGCAGCTATGGCAATTAAGCCGCCTTTTCCTTTTTGCTTTTTGCGGCACTGCGGACATATCTTTGCACCATAAGGTATCTCTGTTTTGCAATGCTTACAAATTTTTGTTGTTGGTTTTTCTTTTCCCATACTCATTTCCTTCTTTCTTAAAAATATTATTAAAAAGCCTATGGCTATTTTAATCTTAATGTAAAACTTCTATTTCGATACACTTCCCGTCATTCTATAGATATTGAATGGCTCAAATAATATTATGTATTCACCCTTTTGGAAGCCGAGGCCATACTTTGAATGATAACAATCTATTGCATCTTGGAGAAAAGACTCAGTTACACAAAGATGTTCAGCAATCTCATATCGATTACAGCAACCAGCTTCCTTAGCGGAAATTATTTTTTCTATTGTGACCATTTTATTATAGGCCCAGAGCCTTGCAAAATTTTCCTGTTTCTGATTAGCGGTACTTTCCATATTTAAAATTATACCAGAAGATGTATGATGGTGCCCTAATTCTTCAGCAAGTATACATGCTTTTTCCACACACGTTTCAACGCGATTACTAATTGCTATAGATCCATCACAGTATAAGCCTTTAATATTTTCACTCTTAAAAGGAACATAGTCGATGTGTAAACCAACGTCTGCCGCTTCCTGTTCTTCTTTTTCTAAGTCATTCATTACTCTGTTGTCCCCACATGATTCTATTTATTTCGTCTACTTTTCACAAACTCAACGTAATTCATAATTTCTTCCATTTCTTCCTCTGAAAGTTCTTCTCCTTCAAAATGAGCGGCTAGGGTTTCAATCCGAGAAACTTCTGGAGTGGTATCTTTTGTTTCTTCTCCGGTCATTAAGTAATCAACTGTAACGCCAAAGTAATCCGCTATCTTTTTCATATTATCCGTTTTTGGTGTGCTTCTGCCGCGTTTCCAATCGCTAAGAGTAGATTGAGTTACCCCGGTTTCTTTAGACACTTTGTAGGCTGTGACGCCATACTTTTGTAGAAGTTGCTCAAAAATATCATACATAATTTGTCCACCTTTCACAAACCGCAGACAATACTATGCAAAACCGAAAAAAGCTGTTGACTTTATCGAAAATGCGTAGTATGATAAGAGTATACAAAGGAAATGCGTATTACATTCTTTATATACTGCGGAAATGTTATTTACTTCGTCTGATAAACCGAGTATATCACATTTCCGTAGTAATTGCAATATATATTTTATTATAGAAAGGCGGTGAAAATAACTTGTATAAAAAATTTGCGGAGCTGTTGGACGTGAACAACGAAACAGCATATCAAGTTTCAAAAGAAACGGGTATCGCTCAGTCGGTTTTGTCAGATTGGAAAACGGGACGAAGTAAACCGAAGTTTGACAAGCTCATGATATTGGCAAAGTACTTTGAAGTGCCCGTGGAATATTTCGCCGAGGAAGAAATCCAGGACACGTAACAGCACACCAAAAAAGAGGAGGTGAGGCATGGTTACGGTTACTTATTCGTGTAAGTCCTGCCGATACCGCAATCGCTGTTTTGAGCGTAGTAGGAGATATGCATGCAAAGATTATGAGAGGAGGGAGTACAAGGTTGGACAAGCAATTCCTAACAATCAAGGACTGTGTGGAGCGTCACGGCATAAGCCACAACACGATAGAATCCCTATTTAAAAGAAAAGGATCCCCAGCAATCCGTGTAGGTCGTAGATGGCAGGTAGACGTAAATAAGTGGGATCAGTATCTGCTTAAATTAGCAGAAGAAAGTAAGGGGTGAAGGCAATGCAAAAGTACTTTGATAACTTAGATGATTACACTGACCACAGCAGACACCCCGTAATGGACAAGGTTATATGCTATATGAAGATGGCACTTATTTTTCTGGCAAGCTTGGCCTTGCTGTTTGCGGTATGCGGCTCGTTGGAAGTGATGTGAGAGGGGGCAAGCCATGGTGAATCAAGAACTGGACAACCAACTTTTGCAGGCAGTAAAAGAGCTCATTGAAAAGTGTATTCCAATGAGTGACATAGACTATGAGGCCTTTATAGCGGACTGGATTAGTAAGGTCGATGGACAGATCGACCCGTTTATGTCGAAGTTTTATGATGAGATGGTCAAGATAATCGATATATGCCGGAAGGATAAAAAAGAGACCCCAGCTGCGGGAACAGCCAGGGAATCCAAGTAACTGGTAATTAATTTACACCCTTATTATACATAGGGTTCAGGAGGAAATCAAGATGGAAGATGGAACTATTATGGTTAATGTATCTTTAGCCAGATATGAGAATGGAATACGTGCGATGGCGCGAATAGAAGCCTTAAAAGCCTTTACTATCAAAAGCGATTACAATATTTCGCGGGAAGACATTGCTAGCATTTTGGGATTTGAGCTTCCCACAGAGGTAGAAAAAGATGAGTAAGAAATATCGTAAGCTCTGGATTCTTCTCAGGGAGAAACTGACTGATTATGAAAACAACGAGAAGGATCTGGAGGATAAGGAAGTATATCATTTTGTACTGACTGAGATGAACAAACTGGAAGCAGCGGAATTTTTGGAGGATTAAGATGTTTAAGTCAGAAAAGGATTTTATAGGCTATCAAGGAATTTGCTCACAAAAGGGAATCTATATAGAAAAGGATCGGGCTTTTGATTATGTTACGGAACAAATTAATACAGATCCATCTCTAAAAGAAGAATTCCAGAAAGCAATGGTAGACTGGTTCTTTTCGGGAGATTTCATAAAAGTGTATAGAGAAGAGGAGGAAATGTAATGTCAAAAGTAATCTGTATTGCAGGTGAGTCCGGTTCAGGGAAGACAACTTCCATGAGGAATTTAGAACCCAAATCTACATATTACATAGATGCGGACAAGAAAGGATTGTCCTGGAAAGGCTGGAGAGGTCAGTATAACGAGGAGAATAAGAACTACTTAAAATGCGATGATGCTAATGTGGTTCGGATGTATATTAAAAAGCTGGCACAGGATTGTCCTCGAATTAAGACCATTGTAATTGATACGATCAATGGCCTTATGGTGGCAGATGAAATGCGCCGGAGTAAGGAAAAAGGATTTGACAAATGGGTGGATCTGGCTGCGTGTGTCTGGGATCTGGTCTGCGAATGCTATGACTACCGAGATGATCTTACTATTATTTTTTCGGCCCATACACAAACGGACCATGACGAAAATGGCTATATGTTTACCAGAATCAAGACTTCAGGCAAGAAACTGGACAAGATTGTTCTTGAAAGTAAGTTTACTACGGTGCTTCTTTCCAAATGTGTTGATGGGAAATATCTGTTTGAAACTCAGGCAAAGAATAGCACAGCAAAAACTCCCTTGGGGGCATTTGAAACCTTTGAAATAGAAAATGACATTGTACAAGTGATTCAGGCATTGGAGGAATATTAAATGAGACAATTAAATGGTTATGCACAGGCACAGGCTTATTCGGAAACGGACCGTCTCCCGATTGGTGGATATGTATTGAAAATTTTAGATGTGAAGTATCAGACAAATGACTGGGGGGATATTATTCTGCTTTCATTTGATGTGGTAGAAGGGGATCAGAAGGATTTCTTCTCTAACAATTACAAGGCTCAAACTGGTGAGGATAAAAAGTGGAAAGGAAATTACCGGCTGCGGGTTCCTAAAGATGATGGAAGCGATCAAGATGAATGGACGATGCGCCGTTTCAAGACGGTGATCAAAAACTTTGAGGAATCTAATTCAGGCTATCACTGGAATTGGGACGAGCAGACATTAAAGGGTAAGCAGATTGGAGCTTTATTCAATAACAAAGAATATGAGTTTGAAGGTCGTCGAGGTTTCTTCACAAACTGTCATAGCCTTGTATCGGCAGAAAAAGTAAGAACTGGAAAATTTGAAGTACCGGGAGATACCTTATTAAAGAAGGGAAACGGGCAGGCTCAGGCCGGACCATTTACAAATCCTATCGGAGATGGCTTCATGAACATTCCAGACGGCGTAGAAGATGAAGGCCTACCCTTTAACTAAGGTGATTGTATGGCATATACAAACTTTGAAATTGACCGCTGCGTGGAATCTATGGTACTGCTGGTAGACACAAGAGAGCAGCCAACGAAGCGCCTTAAAGAGCGCCTGGATGCCACGGGGCTGCCTCATGAGCGTCAGAAACTGGCCGTTGGGGATTATTCATGCAAATGTACACTTCCTGGAGAGGAGTCTTTAGATCTCTCTACCAAAGTGGTTATTGAGCGAAAAATGAACCTGGATGAACTCTGTATGTGTTTTGGGAAGGAGCGGCCCCGGTTTGAGCGCGAATTTGAACGGGCCGCAGAAGCTGGGACAAAAGTTTATCTGCTGGTAGAGGGAGACAACTGGGAAAAGGCTTATAACGGGAAATATCGCAGTCTCCTAAAGCCGCAGGCGTTGGTTGCCAGTATTGATGCTTTTCGGGCAAGGTATGGAATGCAGCTTGATTTTTGCAAGCCTGAGACAACTGGAAAGCTAATTAGGGATATCCTGCATCGAGAGCTTAAGGAATATTTGCAGAGGTGTGATTGAATTGACGGTAGAAGAGATTAAGTCTACATACAGCATGAAGGATATTGTGGTACAGTACGGTTTTCAATTAAATAGGAGGGGGTTCATTTCCTGCCCCTTCCATGATGGAGACCGACAGGCTTCTCTTAAGGTATACGACCGGGATTTTCACTGTCATGCCTGCGGAGCTAACGGGGATATATTTACTTTTGTTCAAATGATGGACAGTATTGGATTTAAAGAGGCGTTTCAAGTCCTTGGAGGAACTTATGAAAAGCCGACTTTTGCCTCCAGGTTGACCGTTTATAAGTCCCAGAAGCGCCGGGACATGCTGAGGAAAGAGCAGGAGAGGCGCGATAGAAAGAAATGGCTCAACTGTATGCTCATAGGTGTTTTCCGGGCATATATGGACCGTTCAGAGCCTTTCAGTGACGTCTGGTGTGATAGTTACAATGCCTTGCAATATCAGCTTTATGTGCAGGCAGAATTAAATGAAATAGAAGCGAGGTGGTAGCATGGTGCCGTTGAATGAACTCACGGCAGAAACATTATTATCTAATGAAGTTTTGACAGAAGTTTTTGACCAAGAAGATGAGTTGTATCGGGCAGAACTTCTTGCTTCCCTTAGCTTAAAAGCTACGGAGTTAAAAGTGAAAACGGAATTCAAGGACATGGTGACAGCCTATAAAAAGGTGGAAAAGGAAATGAAGCGCCAGGAGATGGAGAAGAATAAAACTCCCTGCTATCTGGATAACTGGACGAATTTTTCAGGCCCCTATGACAATATGCAGTGCAAGGAATGGCTTGCCACAGAAAACGGGATATGCCTTAGAAACCCATCTACGGGATATACAGATATACTGGCCTGCTATCATCCGATTCTTCCGATCGAGCGTTTGAAGAACCTGGAAACAGGGGAAGAGCAGATCAAGCTGGCCTATAAACGGAATGGACGGTGGGAGGAGATCATTGTTCCCAAGACCATGGTTACATCAGCTAATAAGATTGTTTCACTATCAGGCCGTGGGATTGCCGTTACCAGCGAGAATGCAAAGTATTTGGTGAGATATCTTGCTGATGTGGAAAATGCCAATGAGGAGCATATAGCTGTTCAGTATTCAACGTCAAAGCTGGGCTGGATCCGTGGAGGTTTCCTGCCTTACGATACAGAAATTGTCTTTGATGGAGACGCACGCTTCCGGCAGATTTATGAAAGCATTGGACAGGATGGAAGCCGGACGAAGTGGTTTGACCATGCGTCAGCCCTGCGAAAGGCAGGAAGAATAGAGGTCAAGTTTATGTTGGCTGCGGCATTTTCCAGTGTACTGGTGCAGCCGCTTGGGGGCCTCCCATATTTTGTTGATCTCTGGGGAGAAACGGAAGGCGGTAAGACCGTATCCCTGATGGTGGCAGCATCGGTCTGGGGTGATCCGGACGAGAGCGCCTACATAAAGGACTATAAAGGCACGGAGGTAGGCCTAGAGGCTATTTGCGACTTGTTAAATAACCTTCCCTTGATTCTGGACGATTCCAGCAAAAAGAACCGGAAAATCGAAGATAACTTTGAGGGACTGGTGTATGATTTGTGTTCTGGAAAAGGAAAAACCCGTTCTAACAAGGACTTGGGACTGAATCGGGAGAACCACTGGAAGAACTGCATTTTGACAAACGGAGAGCGGCCCTTAAGCTCTTATGTGACTCAAGGCGGAGCTATTAACCGTATTCTTGAAATAGAGTGCGGTGAACACGTTTTTGAAAGCCCTGGCAATACTGCAGAGTTGGTTAAGCGGAATTACGGACATGCCGGCCGAGAATTTGTTGAGGTTATAAAAGAACTTGGTATTGAGAGGATTAAGGAGATACAGCAGGAATTTGCAAATAAGCTGGCCGATGATGAGAAGATGCAGAAGCAGAGCCTATCCCTCTCCATTGTCCTCACGGCGGATAAGATCGCCACGGATTACCTGTTCAAAGACGGAGAGTATATCAGTTTGGAGGAAGCTAAAGAAGTCCTGGTGGACCGTAATGAACTTTCAGACAATGAACGCTGCTATCAATTTATCATGGACAAGGTAGCTATGAATCCGGCACGGTTTAATGAGGACAACGAAAATATGGAGAAATGGGGCGTAATCGAAAATGGATATGCGATTATTTATACCACTGCATTTACCGCGTTGTGCAGAGATGGCGGATTCTCAAAAGCTTCATTCCTTTCTTGGGCGAGCCGCAAAGACCTTTTGCAAACAGATGGAATAAAGAGCAGAAAAGTGCTGGACAAAGTAAAAAGTTTCAATGGTAATAAGGTCCGGTGCGTTTTTCTCAAACTCAACAATGATGTGGATAAGGACGGCTTTGTCGAAATTCATGGTAATGTTCAGGAAGAGCTCCCGTTTAAGTAGTAAAGTAACATATCGTGTGTCACCGCAAAAAGCTAGTATTTATCAGGGTTTGAGGGCTTTTTTACGGCATGGTAACACAGTAACAAACAAATAACACTACCTATATATGAGAAATAAAATAAAAATATGTGTGATGAATTTAACAATGTTTTTAATAAAAAGTCTCGCGCGTATGGAACTATAAAAATCTGTGTTACTGTGTTACTTCACCCATAAAACCTTTATTTTATGCGGATTTGAGTGGTAACAAGCCAAAGGTTACTGTTGTGTTACGGAGGTTACTCTATGATAGAAGAAACATATATGAATGAATACCTGTTCCTGCTGGATCGTCTTAAGAGGAATAGAGAAAATGTACCCCTGGAGCTTCTTACAACGAAGTACCAGAAATCATACAATCAGCTAAAGGAAAAACTTAGGTCCATGACAAAAGAAATCCTTCAGGACATAGTACTTAGTGATTTACAGATTGAGCAGACCCAGGCAAAGGGGAAATACGTGGAGATCAATACGGCAATTAGGGAATCCGGAATCTTGGAAAAGGTGAGCCTTGCAGTATTCCACCAACAGGATGCGGATCTGGTCCTTGAATATGCAGGGCAGCTGCGAGGAATCGTTTATCGGATTGTGAAAGGGTTTGAGGAAAATACCAGTTAAAAGATGTGAGAAATCAGGAGACGGAGTGAGTTGCACATACACTTTGAGTGTATGCCAGAAAAAGAAAATAGTAACAATTAATTAAATATGAAAGGAGGCTGGAGCGGTGGCCACCGTGACAGGATATCCTGGCTCCTTTCAAAAAATGGAAAATAAAGAATTGACCACAGAAGAGTGGAAGGCAGAAAAGAAGAAAAAGAAGGCACAGTTTACAGCAATGCAGAATCTACCCTATGAGGTGAAGATCAAGAGGGCGGAACAGAGAGCCTATGAATTTATTGCTGAGTTAGATAAGCGGGGACTGAACGCCCATGTGAGCGTTGGTGGTCTTGACAGTATAGTTTTGTATCTATGGCTTAAGAGCATTGGAATTGATGTACCTGCCGTGTCAGTATCATCTTTGGAGGATCGGAGCATTCAACGGGTACATAAAGCCCTGGGAATCATAAGCATAGCACCTGGAAAGAGTAAGGTTGCTGTCTTGAATGAAGTAGGATTTCCGGTCATCTCAAAAAAGATAGCTGGACGCATTGATACACTGCAGCACCCTACGGAGAAGAATAAAACAGTCCGCCATGCAATCATTACAGGTGAATGCGGAGCACAAGGGCATTATGCAAAGAACAGCCGTATGAAGCTACCACAGAAATGGCTTAACAAGTTCGGTGGATATGAAAATGAGAATGAGGGTGTAAATTACCAGATGCCGGATTTCCTTGTGTCAAACAAGTGTTGCCTGTTCATGAAGGAACAGCCTTGCGACAAATGGGCCAAAGAGCATAACAGCCGTCCTTTCCTTGGTCTTATGGCAAGCGAGGGAGGGCAGAGAGAAGAAGCCCTTATAGATCATGGGTGTAACTACTTTGGAAAGACCGTAATTCGTAGCGCACCGTTTGCCCCTTTCATGCGAAACGATATTCTCATGTTAGCGTTCAAAATGGATAAATGGTACAAAGAACACAAAGATATGTTTGCGGAAGCATTTCATGAACAGCTGTATGGGAAAAATAAAGGCGGAAGCCCGAAAGAATATGAACCATTGGATACTATTATCCCTAAAATTTATGGAACAATAGATCGGGACGATAACGGGATGCTTTATACCACAGATGCACAACGTACCGGGTGCAGTATGTGCGGTTTTGGAATCCATATGGAGAAGCGTCCTCACAGGTTTGATAAACTGCGAGATCGGAACGAAAAGGAGTGGGAATTCTGGATGTACAAATGCTGTGTTAACAAAGATACCGGAGAAAGATTTGGTTGGGGTAGGGTATTGGATTACATAGGCGTAGAATGGGAAAATAAATGGAACGAAGTTCCGAAGAATAAGGAGCAAATACCAGGGCAGATGAACATTTCTGATTATCCGGGATTAGTGCCTGAATCAATGATCAGCTAAACGAAGATTTTCATAAGGAGGGTACAGATTGAGAAAATCACCAAAAGAGCGCCGGAATCAATATGTGCAAGCGCAGAGAATCACCACGGTAGAGGCAGCTATAGCAGTAAAGGCACCGCCTGTCATGACCTTCTCTGCAACGATGCCGGCATTTACATATACAAGCTTATGTTCAGATCGGGGGCTACGGAAACCGCCGGCGAAAAGAAAGAAGGTAGAGTGTGATACTAGATGATAATAATAAGATTGTTGTTCAGGTTTATCCCAGTAGGAAGTTTGGGAGTATGATTGGTAGCAATGATGGCCTGATCGGGATCTTGTTGGACAACGGCGATTACATAGATGAGCCTCAGGAGAGGTTAAGGATTGTGTCAGTAGAGGTGGAGAAGGATGGAAAAGACTAGAGCAATATCAAATAACAAGAAATGCCTGTGTTGTGGAAAATTATATCCTTCTGACACAGATCAGAAAAGGTGTACTTGTGAGCGGGCAGGGTGGTTGTTCGCAGTTGGGACTTGGCACCAGCCGAAGATCAAGGGCAAGCATTAACAGCAGGGAGGTGACGAAGATAGATAAAGAAATCTTGATTGAATATTCCGATGCACTGGCTCGGGTGAAGCTTCTACGAGAGCAGCTGCAGAAAAAGCAGGAACACCTGGACAGGCTTAGGGAGCGGGGGTATGTGGTAGCGGATACAGTGACCATGGGGAAGAGAGGAAAGAAGCCTCTGGGAACAGCTGTGATCATCGGGTATCCGTTTCCTGAATCCCAGAGAGCTTCTAGGGCCTATGAAAGGTGTTACGCCATCTTGATGGACGAGGAGCAGGAACTTCTGGAGCTGATCAGTCAGGTAGAGGAATACATAGCTGGGATCGATAAGGTGGAGATCAGAAACATTATGACCTTGTATTATGTGGAGAATATGAATTGGGTGCAGGTGGCCCATAGAATGAATGACTTGTACAAGGAGCATATTTTTAAGGGAAAGCTGAGATGTTACACGGATGATAGCTGCCGGTTGAAACATGATTATTATTTGGGAAAAAATTGACTTTCTCGGTATTCTCGCTTTTTCTATAGTATTATTTAAACTAGGAAAATTGAAAAAACAGAGGAGGAAAATAATTATGGAAAATAGATTTTGTTTACAGATGGTGAGTTGTGGTGATGGTTGTTGCGGTAATGGTAATGGTGGTACAGCAGTAGAGAATGTATATTCTACAGAAGAGACTGTATGCGGAACATGGATTGATGGTAAGCCGATTTACCGGAAGGTGATTTCCGGGACACTTGCTGCCAACAGTGGAAATTCAATTGCATTTGCAAATGTGCCTGAACTTAATATAGATCGGGTAATCAATTTGTACGGAAACATGGTTGAGAAACAAAATGTGCAAATTACATTACAGACATCCTATAATCGTACAAATGGATTGTTTGCTGCAATAAATATGGCTTACAATAATACTACTAAAAACATTGATTATCATTTTTTAAACAATGAAGGTACTTACTCTGGTTGTACAGCCTACGTGGTCATCGAATACACAAAACAGTAATACCCACTGCGGCTGTCGGCTGTAAGCATGAAGTTGCAATCTTCTGAAATTGGTATTTGTATGGATTTTGACAAGAAGGCTATAAAAAACAAAAGCGAGGTAAATTATATGTGCGAAGATAAAAAGAGTTGTATTACAATTAACTGTGGGTGTTGTAGTAATGGTAAAGGTAATGATAGCACACCAGTTGGAACCGTAATTTCGTATATGGGAACAACGGCTCCCAAGCATTACTTATTGTGCGACGGGAGTGTTTATAATATTGATGATTATAAAGAATTTTCCCAATTCATAAAAGATGAACATGGATCATTTGAGTTTTTTGGCGGAGACGGAACTACCACCTTTGCCGTACCTGATTTGAGAGGTGAATTTTTAAGAGGTACAGGGACTGGTACAAGGGATTCTGGAACAGGTGAGGCCGTTGGTGTGCATCAAGAAGGAACAAGGAACGCCTTAACATTTGGTGCGGGGGCATATGGCACTATTGTGAACAGGCTTGGAGCACCGGATGAAAACTCGTACCCTTCACAAGTAGATAAATACATATATTCTTCGGACGGAATTGGTCATGAATTGCGTGCTGATACTACTGCAAGAAATTTATCTAGCATAAGTTTAGAAACCATGTATATGGCTCGCCCAACGAATACGGCTGTCCTTTATTGCATTAAATACGAATAAGACACTACAGTAACGTCTATAACTTTGACGGCTGCCAGGTGTAACAGCTTGGCAGTCAATTAGCCCGGTTTATACTCTCCCAAGACATTTTCCGGGAATTGAACTCTTAGCTTATAGTTAGGGGCCTATTTATTATAAAAGAATATTTGACACAACAGAACACATGTTCTATACTGATTATACAAAGCAAGCTATAGATTTTTGGAATATTTTCCCATCTGACATGTGTTATAATTAAGAAAAATGTCGATATGGGGAGAGTATTAAAATGCAAAAAATGATTTATGCGTATGATGTGGAATTTAAGTCTAGTAGAGGTAAAGGAGTTAAGACGCCAAGTGTTTTTTTGGATGATTTAGCAGATGTAATGGAAAAAGTGTGTAAGTATAAAAAAGGTCGAAAAACAGAAGATTTTTTAGCTGATAAAAAGATCATGTACATCGATAATGTATCATATGATACAAAGCAAAAGGTTTTAGAGTTGGTTTTTATATCTGCCCGATATGGTTTGGTAAGAAGCGTTATGAATACTAAGACTTTTTTTAATAGGGGACCCTTAAAAAGCAGACCTGATGGAGATCTTGAAAAAACACATGTTACACTAAAATTATTAGAAGATAATCGTGCATTGGGATTGGTTGAATCAAACAGAGATGGTGTTGGCTGGGGGAAAATTATTTATTATATAAACTTATTTGTCGACAGTTACCATAAAAGTAAAAAAGACATGTATTATTACACTGTAAAGTATAAAAACATGGTTTCAGAAGATTTTCTTAAGTCATTGGAAATGCTTGATCGTATAAAAGTAGTTACCTTGACAATGGATCAAGAAGATATAGGGGTTTCAGATACTAAAGCATTTGCTGGCATAAATGATATATCCGATGATGTAGATATAGTGTTGAAGCCCACTGGACGGGGAAAAAGTATTCGAGGAAATACAGTTAAGGATTTTTATAAAAAGTATAATGATAAAAGTCTTAAAATTAAGAGAATAACCGTTGAGGGAGACCGCGAAACTAAAGACCCGTTGGTGTTTGATACTGAAAGAATGAAGCAAAAGTATCCTGTTGAGGTTTTAGAAGAATCGAATGGCGAAGCAGTGTCATTTGATATATTTAGGGAGATGCGTACATTATGTCGCTACTATTAAGAAAACAAATAAATAATTTGACTGAGGTATTTGATCCAGTAAAGGATTTTTATTCTATGCGTTATAAACGTAAAGGAGAGGTTGCGATTTTTTTGCTTTTTCCAATTTCGCTAGGATTATTATTTCTAATAATGGATTCAAAACTTAGTACATGCAGAATATTTTCTTTAGATGAATTTACACAGGATTTGCTGAATCAAATAATAACAATGCTAACATTGTTTATTAGTTTTAGTATGGCATATTTATCTATATTAATAACAAGCAGTAGTACTAATGTAGAAAATTTAAAAAACACCATTTCTGTTTCTTATGAATTCAACAGGAAAAAAAATGATTGCTCTTTATATCATGTGCTAATTTGTGAAATAACTTATACTCTAATAATAGAAATTTTTTTCTTGGTATATGTATTTTTTCAAAAATTTATTATACTTTTGTCTACAGATATAATTATAAAATATATGATAGCAATAAATATATCCTGTTTTGTTCATGTGTTGATAATTATGCTAATAACGGTTAAAGATATCTATTATTCTTTTTGGAAACCATCGTGAAAAAATAATATAGTGTCACTAAAATTATAGAAAACGCCTGTCGAAATTTGGTCGATGGGCGTTGCTTATTGGTAAAATTTAGTATATAATTAAACAAAATAATAAGGGGAAAATGAAAATGGGTATAAAATTATCTGAAGATGATAGGCAAAAAAATGGCAATGAGATTTATAAGTTCAACTTACTATGTGAAAATCATCAGGCGTTCAAAGCAGATATAGCAGTTTACAAAAATGATGATATAATATTCGAAGGAAAAAACATTGCAATACATGTAGTAGCGGGGGCCGATTGGTGGGATGTAAATATTATGTGGGAAGATTCAGGCTTAGAGAGAGAGGACTACCACAGTTTAGGTCTTTATGGCAAATATTCTACAGGGTATTGCAAAATGAAAAGTGAATATAAAAATTTAATTATTTATAGTGAAAATAATATTAAAATCACTATAATGGCAAGATGAGGTTAAATAAGTGAGATAGAAAAACAAAATAATGCTTTAGAAACTGGGCGCATTGATACAAAGGTAGCGGAGGTTTTTCTAAGAGGACAGAGAAGTGCTATAGAGAGGCGGTTAACCCCGTCTCTTTTTTATACCCAAAACAAACGAATGAGAAAAAGCAACTAAAAAATACTTTCTTGTGGATAGTTATTGACATACGGTGCACCGTATGATATAATATATACATAAGGAGGTGAGATACAGATGAGAGGCAGAAGCCGAAAGAAAAAGCCCGATAGCAAACTCAAGACTTGGCTGGTCGGAGTGCTAACGGACTTAATAGTAGGAATAATCCTTCTATTCATTTCAAAGCTACTCAAGTAGCGGAGAGGGGCGAAAGCCCTTCTCTTACAACTAATTATAACACACTCATCTGTATAAAATCAATATGTCAGATAATTTAAGATTTTTAGGTATCTTCTTCATCGCCTTGGCATGTGCGAGACTGGCAATAGGCTTGTATTGTATGTGGAGGGATAGCCGTGGAAGAAAAGAAGATTAGGTCACAGGACAAATGGAACGCAAAAGCTGGTCTGATCAGTAAATCCTATAAACTGAAACGGGAATTGACAGAACAGTTCGCAGAAGCCTGTGAGAAGGCAGGAGTTAGCCAGGCAGGCCAGATTACCAAAATGATGAAAGAGTTTATTGATGAACTGAATAAGTAGTACAGAGAAGCATTCGGGAAACCGGGTGCTTTTCCTATTGCATGAAAATCTTTTGATACCTAAAACGACGAAAGGAAGTGAGACTGATGGCGTTGACAGCCAAACAGAAAGTATTTGCAGATGAGTACCTGATAGATCTTAATGCCACCAGGGCTTACAAGGTGGCGTATCCCAGGGTCAAGAAGGATGAAACGGCTAGAGCAAACAGTAGCCGAATGCTAACAAATGCTAACGTTGCCGTTTATGTTGAAAAGCGCATGAAAGACCGGGAGAAGCGTACTGAGATCACCCAGGACATGGTTTTAAAGGAGCTGGCAAAGATCGGATTCGCAGATGTCACTGACTTTGTGACAATTGAAAACCAAGGAAGCTATAAGGCAGTGCAGGTGAAGCCCACAGATGATATGCCGGGGGATAAGCTGGGAGCTATTGCCGGTATTAAAGAAGGGGCTAACGGGATAGAGATCAAGCTGAATGATAAGGGCAAGGCCCTAGAACTGATCGGCAGACACCTGGGCATGTTTAAGGATAAGCTGGAAGTGTCTGGCACTCTGGAGACTGAGAAAACGAAGCTTGATGACCTGATTAAGCAGATGCGCGGCGGTGATGGATAATGAGTGATGAACGCCTACTTTTGTCAAAGAAGTACAAAACCTTTTTAAAGTGTGATGCTCCGGTGGAGTTTTTAGAGGGGACAACAGCTGCGGGCAAGACTACGGTAGGCCTGTTTAAATTCATGCTTAAGGTGGCAGAAAGCCCCAAGAAGCTACACATCATTGCAGCAAAGGATACAGGAACCGCAGAGAAGAATATCATCAATAAGGATCTGGGAATCATAGATGATTTCGGTGTTTTAGCTGAGTATAACGGCAATGGTACCAAAGATGATAAGATCCCACACATTCTCTTCCATACTTCCGGTGGCGATAAGATTATTTATGTAATGGGTTATGGAGATAAGAAGAAGTGGCAGAAGGCCCTAGGCGGCCAGTACGGCTGCCTGTATATTGACGAGATCAACACAGCTGATATTGAGTTTGTACGGGAATCTGCTATGCGTTGTGACTACCTGATGGGAACGCTTAACCCTGACGATCCAAACCTGCTGGTCTACAAGGAATATATTAACTGTTCCCGGCCACTTACTGATTGGAAAGTCGAAACGCCGAAAGAAATACTGGAAGAATTACGAGAGGAACCAAAGCCCGGCTGGGTGCATTGGTTCTTTTCTTTTACCCATAATTTGGGTCTATCCAAGGAGAAGCTGGAAAACATTATCCGGAATACGCCGAAAGGTACGAAGATATGGAAAAACAAGATCGAAGGATTAAGAGGTAAAGCAACTGGCTTGATCTTCCCGAACTTTGACCGTAAAAAACACGTGGTCAGTAAAGCCTGGGTGAAACAGCAGATCGAATCCGGAAAGATTAAGATCAAGAAGTTTTCGGCTGCCCTGGACACATCTTATTCCAGCAAAAGCCCGGATACCATTGCAATGATCTTCCAGGCAGTTACCATGGACCGGAAGGTGATTGTCCTTGATGAGAAGGTGTACAGCAACGCTGATTTAACTATTCCTTTAGCACCATCGGATACTACTATAAAGTTCGTGGACTTCCTAGAAAGGAACCGTATGGAATGGGGCCTTGCAAAAGATGTATTTATAGACTGTGCCGATCAGGCTACAATCACAGAGCTTAAAAAGTACAAGCGGCTTAGAGGCTGCCTGTATAACTTCCATGATTCTTACAAGAAGGTGACGATCCTGGATCGTATCAACCTCATGTTGGGCTGGATCACACAGGGCTGCTATCTGGTCGTGGATACCTGCACAGAGCACATGGGAGAGCTGGACCGGTATTCTTGGCAGGAAGATAAGGACGAACCGGAGGACCGTAACGATCATACAATCAACGCCAGCCAGTATGGGTGGATCCCTTATCGGACTTTGATAGGATTTGAGGAGGAAGAAAAGAAATGAGGTGGGTATCAACATTGAGTGATAACATAAAACGGGGCATCCGCAGCTGGCTCCAGATACAGCCAAGCGGAGGAACTGCCATACAGATCAATGAGATTATGGACTTTGAACTTCATGCCATCCGCAACCGAATCTGGTACCGTGGTGATGGAAATGAACTGGAGCAGCTTTACCAGCAGACCGCCGAGTTTGCAGATCAGTATAAATTTTGGGCCTCCAAGTGCACCCCAGGAATGGAAATGAGAAAGATCCATACTGGCTTGCCTGGCTTAATCGTTCGTGTTTTGACAGGGATTGTCTTATCGGACATGAATGACTTTGACTTTGATAACGAGGCGCAGGCAGGCTTGTGGAAGGATATAGAGAAAAAAAACCGTTTTCGAAAGAAGCTGGAAGGGTGTTTAAAAGAAGTATTGTATATCGGTGATGGTGCATGGAAAGTGACATTCAACACAAAGAAAAGTAAATTTCCTATCCTTCAATGGTATCCAGGGGAAAGGGTAGAGTTAGTCTATGATGCCGATGAGCTGGAAGAGGTGGTGTTTAAAACGCCATACACAGAAAAACATAAGCGTTACGTCTTATATGAGCATTACGGCTATGGATACATACGGAATGAGTTGTTTGTGGAAGATCGTCAGGTAGATCTAAAATCTATTGATAAGACGAAGAACCTGTGTGATTACCAGTTTGACAGCAGTACCATACTTGCAGTGCCACTAAAGATATACGAGAGCACGAAATACGAAGGCCGGGGCGGATCCATTTTTGATGGGAAGCTGGATAGTTTCGATGCTTTTGACGAAGCCTGGAGCCAATGGATGGACGCACTGCGGGCCGGCAGGGCCAGAACCTTTATACCGGAATCTTACATACCAAGAAATCCAGAAACGGGTGAGCTGATAAGGCCCAATCCATTCGATAATCGTTTCATTTCCGGTGATGACAACATGGGTGAGGACGGCAAGAATATGATTAACACGGAACAGCCGAATATCCCCCATGAAAGCTATCTTGCCAGTTATGTGACCGCCTTGGATCTCTGCCTGCAGGGAATCATATCACCCAGTACTCTTGGCATTGATATGAAGAAGCTGGATAATGCGGAAGCCCAGCGGGAGAAGGAAAAGGCTACGCTTTATAACCGTAATGCTGTGGTAGAGGCTTTACAGGAATCTTTGCCGGAGATTATCGCCACTTGCATCAACGCCTATCACATCCTTCTTATGCAGCCAGTGGAAGAGGTAAAGGTGCAAATTCCGTTCGGAGAATATGCCAACCCGTCCTTTGAAAGCCAGGTGGAAACAATGTCAAAAGCCCGGCCGGGATCCCCAGTCATGAGTATTGAGGCCCAGGTGGAGGAAATGTGGGGCGATAGCAAGGACGATAAATGGAAGGCCGAGGAGGTAAGCCGACTAAAACATGAGCTTGGGATCATGGAAACAGAGGAACCAAACGTAGCCGGCTATGATGGAATGGAGGGTGCAGCCAATGCGCCAGAAACAGGAATTACCGAGTGATAGCTCCTATAACCTTCGAAAAATCTTTGAGGAAATAGAGCTTGATCTTATCAAAAATCTTAATCGCAACCTGACACGCCATGAGAACGAAGAAGAGAGGGAAGGATTCCGGTGGGAAATGTGGCAAAAAGCGAAGCTTCGGAATCTTCTTAAGTTTCGGAAGGAGAATCTGGATATCGTAAAGGATCGTAGCTCCGAGATTGCGGAAACTGTTGACAGCACGTTGCAAGGTAGCTTTGATAAGGCAAAAAAGGCGTTGTATCAGCTGATCAGTACCGCTGGTAAGCCATTGAGATTACCGGTTCCGTCAGAAAAAAAGGAAATAGATATACCAGCGAAGCAGGTAGAAAGCTTTTTTGATATAAACGGGGATAAAGTAAATGCTATGCAGGAAACTGCCGAAGGGACGTTCCAGCCAGAAGGGGAAGAAAAGACCTTAACTGGGAAAGATAACGATCAAAAGGTGGCTGATTTAAAGGCGCAGGTTGCAGGGGATATGCAAAAGGCACAAGGAGCTGTTTGGAGATATATGGATGATATTTACAGGCAGACCATTTATAAGACCGGAATGTACATGTCTGCGGGCACTAAAACATTAGATCAGGCAATCGACATGGCTACAAAGGATTTCTTAAATGCCGGAATTAATTGTATTGAGTATAAAACCGGCAGGCGGGTAAATATCGCCAGTTATGCGGAAATGGCTTTGCGTACCGCCTCCCAGCGGACGACGTTTCTTGCTGAGGGGAAGTTAAGGGATCAATGGGGGATTCACACCGTAGCTGTATCGGCTCACGCCAACACTTGCTCAAAGTGTGCGCCATGGCAAGGAAAGGTACTGGTCGATGATGTTTTTAGCCACGGAACAGTAGAGGAAGCGAAAGAATTAGGGGTCCCCCTCTTGTCAGAAGCCATGAAAGCTGGACTGCTGCACCCTAACTGCCGCCATACCCTGACAACGTATTTCCCGGATATAACATTACTACCTGCTGTGCCGGACGAAAAAAAGGCCAAAGAAAACTACGAAGCAGAACAGCTGCAGCGAGCGATCGAGAGGAAGATACGAAAATGGAAGCGAATAGCTGAGGGGGCAGCACAAGGGGCCACAGTAAAATTGGCAAACGATAAGCTGTTCGAGTTGCATAAGATGATGAAAGAACACCTGGAACATCACCCAGAGCTACGGAGGGCACCAGATCGGGAAAAAACTCGTGGATTAAAAGAGGAAAGTCAGGGGAAAGCTATTGAAAAAGAACCCGGTTCTGGTATACTAAAAGTAGATAAAGTAGTTAGTGGCCATTCAGGAACACCTAAGGCTGCATCGCCCGGATCTGTAATAGATCATATTGACAAGAGCGGTAAAGTTGACGTCAGGACAATTTATGGGAATAAGGGATTAAAAGGCAAGGACATTCACACTACGAACCACAGAAACCCGAAGCAGCATCCGTATGGTAAGAATGGTGAGCACGCTCATGATTATGACTGGGATTCCGAAGGGAATTTGCATAATAAGACCACTCGTGAACTAACAGAATCAGAGAGAAAGGAGAATGGCGATATCTTATGAAAAAGGACGATTTAAAACAAATAATTGCTGATTGCTGTAATGATATCGTGTTTTCATACAACAATGTGCCCTCAGGGATAACATCGGAGGTGGAGAACAGAATTCCAACTTTTCAGGCGTGGCACGGCGAAGACATAAAAGAATATGGTAGTATCGATGATGTAATGAATGATCCGTTTTATAGCGGGAAATCGCTTAATGATTTGGCAGAAAGTATTGATATCGATGTTGTTTAATACCACTGATCCGCAAAAGGGCCGGTGGTATTTTTATATTAAAAAGTTACAATATCGTAACAGGAAGGAGATCCTACATGACAACAGGAGTGCAGATCACGGCTATTATTTGCTTTACCATTTTGGTAACTTTAAAAATGCTGTTAGATTCCATTGATAAGGATAAGAAAGGGTAAGGTGATCCAACTATCTCCCTTTGAGGCGCAGGGTTATGCGTCTTATTTTTATGCCCGAAGGCGCTATAAACTACGGTGAGACACACTGTTATCAACTGTTCGTGCATACAGCACATGGAGACACCATTTAACTGTGAAAGGAGATTATAAAATGAGATTTGGAAGATTTATGCCTATGTTTGATGCCGATGGAGGACAGAATGGATCTGGTGGAGCTGCCACCGACGCGGCCCAGACAACCCCAGGCGGAACTACCCCGCAGACGCCGCCGGCCGCTCCTGCTATTGATTATGATAAGATCGCACAGCTGATAGCAGGAAAACAGGCAGCCACCGAAGACAGTGTCCTGAAAGGGTATCTCAAACAGCAGGGACTAAGCCAGGAAGAAATGAATCAGGCCATTGCAACATTTAAGCAGCAGAAGGCAGCTTCCCAGCCAGATGTGAATGCAATGCAGACACAGCTTGCCCAGGCACAAGCGGCAGCCCAGCAGGCCACGATTGACAAAGCAGCCACTATGGCGGCAATCGGACTTGGAATTGATGTAAAAACAGTTCCTTATATCCTTAAGATGGCCGATTTAAGCCAGGTCATTGGGCAGGACGGTAAGATCAATGACGAGACAATGAAAAATGCTTTAAACAAAGTGCTGGAAGATGTTCCTGCATTAAAACCGCAGCCTGGAGATTCTGCCGGGTTTGTGCAATTGGGAGCGCCTGGCCAGGGTGGGACCACAACGGCGGCTGATGCGGAATTAGACAAAATATTTGGAATAAAAAAATAGGAGGAAACTATTATGGCAGTATTAAGTTATGTGACACAGTTTAACACAAGGATTATTGACATGTATGGTCATGAATTGAAATCAAACGCATTGTACAACAGTAATCCGGATATCAAGATTATAGGGGCAAAGGATATCAAAATCCCCCGCATTACAGTGAGTGGTTACAAGGATCATGACCGGAATACGTTAGGTTTTAACGGAGGGAACTACTCTAACAGCTTTGAAACCAAGTCTCTTGACCATGATAGAGATATTGAGTTCTTTATTGATCCTATGGACGTGGACGAATTAAAAAGTGCTGAAAACCATTGATTTTACAAGGTAAACAGCACTTAAAAAAAACACGATGGTACTAATTTGGTACTAAACTATCCAATTTGTTTATAAGTTCGATTTGCTTATTTGGGTATAAGTGGCTATAAGTGTTTAAGGTAGTCTTTATATCTTCATGCCCTAAACGCTCTGCAATTAGTAACGGATTAAACCCCAGCTCCACCAATAAAGCCACATGTGAATGCCGTAGATCATGCACACGAATTTCTTTCACTCCTGCCCGCTTAGCATATTGCTTAAGATTATAAAGAATATTGGCTCGTAGAGTAGGAAACACCAGATCATCAAGACCGGGATCGTAAACATGTTTGTAATATTCTTTCAATTCTTCCACTAGGAAACAGGGGATCAGGATATCTCTTTTACTCTTTGCCGTTTTGGGTGTAGATATAATGTTTTCATAGCCGATTCGCTTTAAGGTCTTTGATATGTGAATAATTCCGTTCTCTAAATCGATATTCCTAAAAGTGAGAGCCAACAATTCCCCTACACGAACACCCGTGTAATAAAGCACCTCAAAGATAGGGCGGTATAACGGGTGGTCAACGGAAGATATAAATTGGCGGTACTCATCAAGCGTCCAGAAGCCCATAACACCGGACTTGGATTTTCCTATGCTTCCTGCAATTATGCAAGGGTTGATTTTAAGCCCGTGATACCGCACTGCATAATTGAATAGGCTTGAAAGGGTATGGTGCAGGACGTTTAAATATGTCGGGCTTAGCGGCTGTCCTGTTTGGGTAGTTCTCTTCATCAATTCGGTTTGCCATTTGCGAATATGAGCCGGAGTTATGGCATTGATCGGGTGCTTTCCAAAGTAAGGCAGGATATGCACTTCTATGCGGTTCTCTTTGGCGTAAATGGTGGAAGCTTTCATGCGTTGCCTGGTATCTTCCATATAGATTTCAATTAGGCTTTCCATTGTCATATCTGGTTGGCCCTGTTGCCGTTCCAGAAAGTTCCGTTCCCATTCTTTTGCTTCCCTTTGGAGCTTGAAGCCTCGCTTTTTCTTTTGGCGGCGGGTTCCGGTGTAGTCCTGGTAATAGAATTTGCAGAACCAAGTTTTTGTTTTTTCTTCATAATAAGATGGCATTATTCATCTTCCTTTCATTCTGGCCGGACCGGGGCATGGGAACGAATAAAAATGAATATGTATGTTTGCATCATTTTTGGAAGAAAGTCTATTTTTTTATTTCTTCAGATTCATCTAAAAGTTTTTCGATATTGTAGCGAATATCCTTGTCACAACGTTGTACCATTTCTTGAAAATCATCTTTATCCACATAGAAACTAAAACCCTGGTGGTCTGTTACAGTTAGCCAATGGATATCTTTTTCTTCTAACTTGTAATTGTGAGTTTTTAAAACTTCTATGATGAGTTCTTCTCTCTTCTGGTCATTATCCCGAATTTGTTCCCAGGTAGATTTAATGTGCTTGGTAGTTGCTTCGGCTTTTAAAAATTGCCGAACTTTTTCGTCCCATTCGTTTACTTCACCTGGACTAGAACCACCAGAAATAAAAAAAGGAACGGGAACATCTAATGCATTTGCCAGTTTTTCTAATGTTTTATAAGTAGGGTTCGAGATGGTTCCTGATTCGTATTTTCTTATATTGCCAGCATTTATGCCTGATAACTCACCTAATTTTTCTTGAGTAAATCCCCGTTTCTGTCTTATAGCCTTTAGTTTTTGAGCAACGGTTAACTCGGATTTTATCATATCCATAATATCACCTCAGATTTACTATAACACAAAATAGATTAAAATAACAGGTATTAAAATATCTTTTTCTACACTTGACAGGTACTATAATACCTGATATATTAAAAGCGAGAGGTATTATAATACCTGAAACTTAGAAAGGAGTATAATCACATGGCAACAGTAATGACTAATTTACAGGTAAGCCAGGATAAAGTGCAACTTCTTATGGCTGAAAACTGTATGAATCCCTATGACCTGTGTAGTAAGGCCGAGATAAGCTACGCTTCCTATCGTAGAATCATGAAACAGGGCGGATGTAAGATTGCTACCTTGGGAAAACTAGCCCAGGCACTGGGATGCAAAGTAACAGAGATTTTAGCAGATGAATAAAATGCCGGACCGGGGCATGGGAATGGGTAGAAAAGCTAAGCTGAATTTTCAGCCGGGCCAATTTCGAAGCTCAAAGTTGAGCTGAGTAAAAGTTGTGATATTACAACTAAATAGTGTTTCCATTTTTGGAAACGCCTTCATATCAAAAAGGACGTTCGTCCTGAATCCCCAACATTCTGGGGAAAGGTGTCGCGTTTCATGGCAAGGTAGTGATTGGTTACTACGTTTTTCATTCGTCCTTTATGAAGAATGGAGAAGTTTTCGACAGTATGTCGTAAAGTAAGGTGTTTTCCGCATTCGTGCGGAATTGCAGGAAGGAGTAAAAGGTGAGTAAATTAATGATTAATGCCGCTGAGGTAGCGGAAATTATGGACTGTTCAGAAAGGCATGGTTACACAATAATAAAAGGATTGAATGAAGAGTTAAAGGCCAAGGGCTTCATAATAAGGGCCGGGAGAATTCCCCGGAAGTATTTCTTTGAAAGAGTGGGTCTTGAAGACAGGGAACGGGAGGAAGCGATTTGACAGGGGATAATATGAAAGATCATGCTCTGCATTATGCCCGGTTAGGACTGGCAGTATTCCCGATCAGACCCAGAAGCAAGCAGCCACTCACGGCTCACGGTTTTAAAGATGCTTCCAAAGATCAGCAACACATAGACCAGTGGTGGAGCAGGTGGCCTGATGCAAACATCGGAATTGCCACTGGGAGTGTTTCCGGAGGCTTAGTGGTGATTGATTTGGATATAGACGATACCAAGGGCATAGATGGGCGTGTGACGCTTAGAGAATGGGAAGCACAACACGGAAAACTGCCGGATGACACATGGGTAGCGATTACTGGCCGGGGTGGATGTCATTACTTTTATCATGATACATCAATCGTGAGGAACCGGACAGGAATTTATAAAGGAATTGATGTAAGGGGCGAGGGCGGTTACATTGTAGCACCTCCCAGCGTACACCCAAACGGGAATACTTATATATGGGAACAAGACCCTATTCTTTATTCCTTGGCAGAAGCGAATGGAATTGTATTTAACTTCTTAAACCCACCAGTCATATCAGAGCGGAAAAGCTTTAGGATGCCGGAGCAAATGCCGAAGCAGATACCAGAGGGGGAGCGCACCAGCGCATTGATTTCAATGATTGGCTCATCAAAGGCTAAAGGGTGGTCAGATAAAGCGATCCGGTCAGCCATTAGATCAGAAAACGAAGCAAGATGTACGCCTCCCCTAACAGATGACGAGTTAGAGAAGTTTGTGTTTCCTGCATTAAACCGTGGGTGGGAAGTAACTGCACCATATTATCAGTCTTCCAGTGGCATGAATGGAGAAGACGGGGAATTTAGGGATATTAGGTATTTTAGGAAGCCAGACGCAACTTTACTTTCACCTTTTCCCGTTGAAGTATTACCACCAGTATTAAAGAATTACGTCATAGAAGTGGCAAATAGCTTACAGGTGTCAGTAGATATGGTTGCCGTATCGGTCATGGGGATCATAGCTGCATGTACACAAGGAACATTCTTCATAGAGCCTAAACCAGACTGGCAGGAGCCATTGAACCTTTACATATTGACAGTAGCCAAACCGTCCGAGCGTAAGACCCCTACTCTAAAAGAAGTCACCAAACCAATCTATGATTATGTGGCAGCAGAGAATGTGCGAAGGATGCCTATCTACAATGAATACTTGGTTAAGAAAAAGGTCTTGTCCGGGAAGGTAGATACTTTAATGAAAAAGGCCTCCAGCAGTACCAAGAAGGGCAGTAGTGCTGATACTGTGGGTGTGCAGGAGGTAGTGGCCGCGCAGATGGAGCTTGAAGAATTGGAAGAAGTTACACTAATGAAATTATTGGTTGATGATATTACACCGGAAGCTATGGTTAGAGTTATGAAGGAAAATGAGGAGCGTATTTCTATCATGACAGCAGAGGGAGGAATATTTGGTATGCTGGCTGGAAGGTACAGCAATCAGCCGAATATGGATATATTTCTAAAAGCCTATTCCGGGGAGCGATATTCTACCGAGCGTGTGACACGTAAGAGTGAAGATTTAGACCACCCACTACTTACCCTGAATATTATGGTTCAGCCGATAGTACTACAGGAAGCTATGCAAAATCGTGAGTTTCGGGAGCGTGGACTTCTGGCACGGTTCCTATACTCAATACCAGTGTCACGGGTAGGAAACAGGGTATATGATTCAATGCCAATCAATGAAAAACATAGACAAGCATATAGGGATTTGGTAGAAGAATTACTATCTATAGGATCTCATGGCTGGCAGCTTGAAGAAAATGTTATCCATTTGAGCGAAGGAGCCTATAAAGCAAGCGAAGACTTCTTTAATGAGATTGAGAGGCGGCTTGTAGAAGAATTTGAAGAAATAGAAGATTGGGCGGGGAAGTATCATGGTCAGACAATGAGAATAGCTGGACTACTTCACACAGTCTATAATATGTTAGATGCACCTGGAGTGTTATTGGACGAGCAGACCATGAAGGACGCTATTCAGATAGGGCGGTATTTCTTGGAACACGCAAAGATGGCGTTTCAGATATCAGGGATTGGTATTCCACAGAGCGAGAAGGATGCAAAATATATTATGAAGCGGATTGAAAGTTATTTTTCGGAAGCAGGACCTAAAAAACCTAATAATCCTAATAATATGTTGAAGCAGGAATTATGGCAGAGGTGCAGAGGACATTTTGAAAAAATGGAGAACATGCAACCAGGGCTTGATGAACTGGAGGAGCGGAATTATATCAGAATCACCAAGCAGAGTTCCGGGGGCCGTGGAAGACCGTCAGAAATTATAGAAATAAATCCTGAATACTGGAATCAGAAGGAGATCAGTCATGAATAAGTATTGGTATGTCGTACAAAACGAGAGTAATAAGGGCCGAAAAGAATATCTGATAGGATTTTGCTATGGTCTATCAGAAGCTGGTGAAAAAGGTATCCTTGAAGGTGTAATAGAATGGTGCAAGGGAAAGTCATACAGGCTTGCGTTAATCATTCAGACAATTCCTATGTTACCAATTGTTAATCAAATATATCCTTATGAACAGACAGAGGAAACCATGATGTGTTTAGAATATGCCTTACAGACTATCATGCAAGAGGAGGGGACTAATTATGGCTTACTGTTATAACCGCCCTGATCCGGCAGACACTTTTCGGAAATGGCTACATTTTCAGTCAGATTTGATTGTCATAGCAACGCAGGAAGGCTACACAGAGGAACAGGCAATAGAAATGCTCAAGATTTATGCTCTGGAAGGTATTAAGGCCAATACTGGATTGATTGGTGGAAACTATTAAAAATAGCCCCACAGGAAGCACCACCTTCCCACAGGGCCATAGCAGCCGAAACCGCTAATAAGATCACTTTCATAATAGCATGGTTCCGGCGAGAAATCAAAGGAGGATTTTGTAAAATGAAATATGAGCAATTTATTGAGGAAGTTACACCGTCAGTGAATGAGATCATTTATGAGTGCCTGCAAATGACTAATGAAGGGTACCAGGAGTATAAAGAAGATATAATGAAGGGTGTTGTGGAGACTAATGCTCCTTACATATTAAAATTTTTCCAAGATGTATTTGATACCATAGATAAACATAGAGCCATAAGGGGAGTAGAGAACCAGGAAGACGATGTGACACAAGAACTCAAATTGTATGAGGTCATGGACAAGCATGGCTGTGATCGGGATGTTGCGGAGCTTCTTCTCCAGGATCAGGAAGGTAGGTAAATATGAATGTTTTCTTATACAGGCTTACCATTTGTTCCATGATCATTAATTGTCTTCTGGCGGCAGCTTTCGGTTATTTGGTGAGGTAATTACATGGTAAAGATTAAAGTATCTTATGAGCAGCCGGAGGAGCTTAAGCGGATATTGGATAGGCTCCGGCCAGATGTTAAAAGTCTGAAGGTCGCAAGGAATCAGGAAGGGCAGTTTAAAAAGGCATACATTGAAGTGAAGGAATGAGTGGGAGCACCTGGGAAACTGGGTGCTTTTCTTCTGGATAATTTTGGTGTATATTGTTAATAAAAGAATAAAGTTGGAGGAGTAATATGGAGATAACAGGACTTTTATTGCGGTTTTTTGAAAAAGAAGAATACGTTAGGTCATTTCGATCTGGCGATATTCGTATGATGAGCATTGAATACTATAGAAAAATGTATGAAACATTTAGATTAGACTATGATAATAGATTTGATTCTTATGAAAATATACAGTGTTTAACGTATAACCCGTTTTTTGGGAGTGATATGCCCGAAAATATGTATAGAGTAACCGAATCTGACGGAACCAAGGTTGAACTTGCAGCCTGCGTCAAAGAGATGAGGACGTTTTCCCCAGAGTTAGATAAGAGATTTAAAATTTCTTCATATTATGAGATTGATTTTAACAAATTTAATAGAGAAAAACTTTCAGAGGCTATTGACTCAATGGAGGATAATTTGGGAAATTATTATTGCCTAATAGTCGATCCAGCGGAATTTGTAAGACGAATTAATTGCGCTATGAAAAAACTATTTGCAGAAAAGAGAGCTCTAAGATATAAAGCCGATAGAACAGAATATGTTGATGAAAAAGCATATAACGGATATTATGGCCCCTTTAGAAAACCCAAGGGACTAAGCTGGCAAAACGAATATAGATTACTTATAGATACTGTAGATGAAAAAGACCCTTTTTGGTTTCAGATTGGTGATTTGACAGATATTAGTGTATGGGGAATAAAGCAGGATTTGAGAGAGAGTTATGTAGATTCTAAAGGAATATTTAAAGGACGGTTTATACGATAATTTATTAATGTATAGTATTTTCTTCCAATAAAAATACTACTCAAAAGTTGATATGACCCTTATAAATCCTAAGAAATCTCTTGTATACCCCCTCCCCTTCTGGTATAATATCTATAAGCAAACAAAATATTGAAGAGTACCCCAGGTCATAACCTGGAAGCCATAGTAAGGCGTGGGAATAGGATAATCCAGTTTTGGATTTTCTTGTTCCTGCGCTTTTTTGTTTGCAAAATTCAGAGAGGAAGGAGTGGAATTAATGTTTACTGGAAAAGTAGAGTGGTTTGACCAGAAGAAAGGTTACGGCTTCATTGCCGGATCAGACGGAAAGAATGCGTTCGTGCATTATTCAAGTATTTTGGTTGATGGATATAAGACTTTAGAAGCTGGTCAGGGTGTCAGCTATGATGTGGAGCAAACAGGGAAAGGTCCTAAGGCAATTAATATTATGATCCAGTAGGAAAGGAAGGATATGCAATGAGTAAGAAAACAGAATTAATCAATCTTTTTAAAGAATTTAAGAACCGGTATGAAACGGTACAGGCCCAGGTGGAAGAAATCCGTAAGAGTGAAGCATATACAGAGATTGGAAGGGAACAGGCTATTACGCAGCTTCTGGATGGATTTGCTCCTACAGTGCAGCTCTATCATGATAAGGCCATAGCTGCCATAGATCATGGCATTGAAGGACTGGCTGAGAAGTGGAGAAAGGGCAGCACCGGGAAACTCTTTGATGCCGGATATCAGGCTGGACTTGCCAACGTGGTGAAGATGTTGGAAATGGGAGCCATTGCGGAAAAAGAGGACGTAAAGAATATCATTGATACATATACAGGAGACTACAGCGCCCTGGCTCTCATTAAGACGGTTCTGGTTAAGAGCGAACACGCAACCTTAAGAGATTGTGCTCTCCTGATTCCAGCAGATAACCGGGAGTACAACAAGCGGCTTCTGGGGCAGCTCCGGGACAATGTGGATCAGAATATAAACATTTCCACCATGCAGACAGTATCAAAGTCCTGGAATAGCTTTAATCAGGGCTTGACCAGTGTTTCTATATCCATGGATAGCATGGCACAGTTTGTAGCGGACCGCCTGGGGGATAACCTGGAATTGATTGCATAACATTGATATATTAAGTGCCCCGGACTTTCCCTTGCGATTGCCTGGGGCATTTTGATAAATAGGAGAGAGTTTCATGGATAAGATAGATCGGTTAATTATGAAGGCGCTTCCTAAGTACAACATTGTGAAGCAATTGGAAGAAGATAATCCGTACTTTGGTAAGTCTTGTTCGGAGCTTTTGGAGCTTCTGGTCGGGGAGAATTATCAGGCCCCGGAAATGAAAACCAAGGAATGGGATAAATTCATGTATGCGATTGTGCATTCTTCCGGTGAGGGAGGATTAACAGAATGAGAGGTGATTAGATGGCAGCACGGATAACACTTAAGACCAAGACGGCTACAGAGGTACGCAGGACGCTTTCCAGGGTGGCAAATATGGTGGTGAATGGTGAAATGGATAATAAGACGGCCAACACTATTATATTAGCCTGTAATGCGATACTGTCTGCTATCAGGACAGACGATCAGCAAAAGAAAATTGATGAATTAGAGCGGATTCTTAGTCAGACGAGGTAAGGCGTTTGGCATATTGAACTCCGGACGAAGCCCGGAGAATTCAACGAACAGAGAGTGAACAGAGGAATCGAAGCAAGGAGGGAATCAGGGTATGACCAACGAGGAACTTGTGATCAGGATCAAGGCCGGGGTTGATCCGGCAGAGAATATACTTACCCTGTACAATCAGGTGAAAGCCTTTATTCATACAATAGCCTGGAAGCACCGGGGCCAGGAGGAAGTAGAGGACTTGGAGCAGGAGGGATACCTTGCCCTATACGATGCCATAGACGGATACGATCCAGAAGCCGGCTGCAAGTTCCTTACCTATGCGGAATACTGGATCAGTCAGCGGATCATGCGGTACATAGAACGTAACTCTTCTTGCCTACGTCTTTCCTTCCATAGCCAGGCACGAATACGGCAATATAAGCGGTTCTGTGATTCCTTTATAAAAGAGCATGGCCGGGAACCATCAGAAGCAGTGACAGCCGCCCAAATGGGCTTAAGTATAGATCAGGTAAAGGATATCCATAAGAACGCTTGTATAGCGAATCTGGGAAGCCTGGACGCTCCTGTAAAGGGATTTGAAGAGGAAGGGTTTACCATGGGTGATGGCGTTCCTTCCGGAGAGGACATGGAAGGGAATACGCTTGATCGGCTGCAGCATGAGCAGCTTAAGGTGGTGCTATGGGAATGTGTGGACAGCCTGCAGGGAAGGCAGCCGGAAGTGATTCGAAAGCAATACCAGGAGAATATGACTTTGGAAGCCATAGGAGAGGAGTACGGTGTTTCCCGTGAAGCGATCCGGCAAGATCAGGCCAGGGCACTCCGGGAGCTGCGGAAGCCTAAGCACTCAAAGCGGTTGAGATCATTTTTGTTAGAGGAGGACCGAATTTACAGTATGGGCATTACCGGGAATAGTGCAGAACGGTTCAATCAGACCTGGACCAGCTCTACGGAAAGGGCAACTCTTAAGGTAATGGACTTAGAGGAACGAATGGCAGAGCATAGGCGGCAGCTTGAAGAGGTCCGGGAGGAATTGCGACGGTCGCAAGAGGCCAGGAGAGAAAGAAGTGCTGTTCAACACGGAGTAGAACCCTAGGCATTCAACGATAGAGTTGAATGAGACGGAACTTTGCATAGATCCCATCGTTTCGTACCAGAGGACGAGCGTGAAACGACAACGATTTCGTGGTTGCCATGGTAGAACAGGAGGTTTTCGTCATGAAGGACGAAAGGGGTATTTATCCTCCTCAGGTTATAGAAATTTAAAAGGACATGGCTGTCTATAAATAAATAATGCACCTGTCGAAATATGGTCGATGGGTGTTTTCTTTTTCTGCAAATTGATATATGATGGAGAAAAGGGGAGGTTTACAATATGGAATATCAGATTTTAGAGAATATCGTTAATTGCAGACTAGATAGGTTTATTGCGCAATATAAAGATTCTTCAAGATTATTTGAAAATTCGGATGTTAGAAACAATTTGATACATCCTGGTGAATACGGAATATATAAAGAAAACTTATTAAGAAATCTACTAAGATTTGTTTTGCCTAGAAAATATGAAACTGGAACAGGATTTATATATAACACCCAAAAAGAGATTACAGGTCAATGCGATATAATAATTTTTGATCATTATAATACGCCATTGATGGAAATGGATGAAAAAGAAAGATTTTTTCCGCAAGAATGTGTTCTCGCCGTCGGAGAGGTAAAATCAATACTTTCGGAAAATGATTTAAAAAAAGCATTAATTTCATTGGCAAAGAAAAAGAAAATAAGAAGCAAATTTAAAGCAATGAAAAATAGCGGAGGACAAGAAGTAGTAATTGATGTTGAACAGAATGAAATACAAGGAATATTTAGTTTTTTATTATGTGATAAAATTAATATAAATATCGAAAATTGGTCAAATATTCTTATGAATGTATATTCAAACGAAGGAATCGAACCTTGGTATAAACATAATGTTATTGTTAGCTTAAGCGATGGTATATTTATGTATAAAACAAATGAATTCATAGATGCATTGAATCCAGATTCAAAAAAGGAACTTTTATGGGCGCATCCAACCTGTGGCGCATGGGAATTAGAGCAACTTGGATTCGTTCCCAATGAAGTAGGGCATAGATATGAAAAAGAGATGGCGATATTGAAACAGTTTATAAAAGTTTTAAATAATGATTTGAGTTTAAAAGATTCTTATTATCCTGAACCCACGTTATATTTTTAAAAATAGAGTGGAGAATGTTCCGACTCTATTCTCTGTCCACAGAGGCTGCCTACCCCGTCTCTTTTTTATACCCAAAACAAACGAATGAGAAAAGGCAGCCTAATTAGCTGCCTCGTCTCTGCATAGTTCGTCAAGGGTAACGCCAAGGGCATCAGCCAGTTTAATGGCAGTGTCTACCTTGCAACGGTTAAAGCGTTCAATATCTTCTATTGTGCGTTGAGGTACGCCAGCAAGTTCAGACAGAGCCCGAATGCTTAACCCTTTACTGTTTCTTATCTGCTTTAATTTCATGGTGCAACCTCCATATTTTTGGGAGTGTAACAAGTAATACATAAAGAGAGAAGCATATAACAAGGATACAGGCTGGAATTGACCAGTCGGTTCCAAGAGCAAAGATGATAGTGAATATGAGGAGTAGCGTGTCAAACTTCATTGATTTTGTATAGTCGATGTGGTAAAATGTTTGTAGGAGGGAGATTTCTCTCCCCCTATGTGATTATTTGAGAGCTTGTATCAACTGTGCTATTGCACCAATTAAAGCGGCGGCTGCAACCATTGCTTTGATTATTTGGTTGAACAAGCTCTCTTTTTTCTTTCGTTTACCCATCGACTTCCTCCTTTCCTTTAATGTATCTTAATTATACCACGTAATAACGTGGAAGTCAAGCGGAATATATAGACTTTACCAGGAATTTTAGGCATCTGTCAGTCGTGTCGGTTAAGTAAATAAATAATACACCTGTCGAAAGTTGGTGTTTTCTTTTGGGGAAATATAGTGTATTATGGAAGATAATGCAGCATTTTAGTTAATACAGTTAGACAGAATTTGTGGAAGAATACGAAAGATAGTTTGAGATAATTGGGGGATTGAACAATGGATTATGCTAATTTAAATTTTGAAGATGATGATTCTTTAAATAGAAAAAAATTTGTAGAAAATATTATGAATGTTATAGAAAAGTGGTATAATGTAAAACATGAAAATGACTCTCTAGTCATATCATTAGATGCTCCGTGGGGATCTGGAAAAAGCTATTTAATTAACATGTGGAAAAATTGGTTACTATCAGAAGAAAATGCAGATAAAAATTATCGTATTACATATTATAATGCTTGGGAGAATGATGATAATGACAATGCCTTTATACCTTTAGTTTATAAATTACAAGATTTAGAGGCATACAGAGAAGAAGATGATATTTCTGAAAACTTAAAAGAAATATCTAAAAGTTTTTTAAAATCATGCGGGTTGGCACTGTTGAAAGACGTGGTTAAGAAGAGTATAGGGGAAAGCACAGCTGAAATATTATGTAATGGTATCGATGGAGTTAAAGATGCAGATAAGATCGAAGATTTCTTCTCAAAGTATAGAAAATACAATGATGAAAAAGTTAAGTTCAAAGAGGCTTTAAAAGACTTGATACCCGTAGATGGGAAATTAATAATATTTATTGATGAATTAGATAGATGTAGACCTACATTTGCCATAGAAACTTTAGAAATAATAAAGCACTATTTTAATCAAAAGGATATAGTATTTGTATTTGCAATTGATTTAGAACAACTATCGTATTCAATTTCTACGATGTATGGCGTTGGAATGGATTCTGCAGGATATTTAAGACGGTTTTTTGATTTTAATATACGCATACCAACAGGAAATTTATATGATTATATGGAACCAGTATTTAACGCAAATTTTCAAAATATAAGTAGTATTGGCAAGTTTAAAGATATGGTAGTCAATCTGTTTTCTAAATTGAACCTATCATTGAGAGATATAGATAAGATATTTAATAATTTTATTGTATTCTATTTGTTTTATCAACCGCATTTCGAACATTTATCAGCTGATAAAGAGGTTGAAGTTATGGAGGTATATCTGTATTTTATGACACTAAAATATAAGTTCCCAGGTGTATATTCCTTAATAATAAACAAAGATTTTATGGCGTACAACAATGCGCCAAATAATTGGGAAATTTTAGAATACAAATATTTCGTTTCGCCAAATATTACAAAACTATTAAATACAATTCAAACTGGTGGTAATCATGGCATAGGTAAAGAGGTAATTGGTTCATTTGGGTTAAAAAATGTAAATTGTGATTATACAACATTTTCTCAACACCTAGAGAGAACAATAGAAATGTTTGTTTAATGGAACAATAGCAGTATTATTTTAATACAAATTTAGGCGGGTATCCGGTATTCCGGGCCTGCCTTTTTTGGTACTAAAATGGTACTACAAAATTGTTCAGGCATTGCAAAATAAACATATTTTCGAAGAAGATGCACGAAAAAGCAATGTAAACCGTAAGGAACATAAGGAGAAAAAGCTACTGCCAATGGACGTGGACGAGACCAATCACATCATGTCGATTGCCAACATTCAGGCGAGATTTGAAAAGCGTCAGGCGATCCCTGAGCTGGATTGCTATACATTTTCAAAGATTTATTCCGAAGCTGAGAGGGTTGGAGCAGAGATCCGGACCAATGCAGTGACCAGGGCAAATATCCTGGCAGACTTTGATGATAACTGTGAAAAGTTTGAGGACTTAGGTATTCCGTTATCCCGTTGCATTCTCTACTGTACCGCAGCATACCGCAAGGAACTAAAAAATGCAGAGGGCCTGCAGCGCACCCTGGAAGCCAACGGCAGTACCAAGATTGACCGCAGGGTACATGGCTTAGATGACCTGGGAGAGATTGTCACAGTTCCACTGGAAAGATTTAAAACAACTTACGACTTTACCAATGGGTATGTGGCAGATGTATCCGGAAAACAGATCAATTATATTCTGATTGATCCGGAAGCGCAGGTATCCAGAGTCAAGTATTCTTATATCAATGTTTACACGCCGGGACATGATTCCAGAGTTGCAGACAATTACATGTATCAGAATCGAAGATTTAATGGTACATTTGCGCTGGATCAGGAATTAAAACAGGCTTGTATCATCAATAGGGAGGTGTAATCATGAAAGCAAAGAAAGAAAATAAGGTCTATACGATCACCGAGACCGAGAAGAAGCGTTATCTTGATACAGGTTATGATATTTATAATGATGACGGGGAGTTGATAGAGCACTCCCCATTGAAAAAAATTACCGTTGCAGAACATGAAAAAGAAATATCAGCTTTGAGAGAGGAGAACGCAGCTTTGAAAGCCCAGCTGGTAGAAAAAGAAAAGCCAGCAAAGGAAAAAGCGAAAGCAGGTGAGTAAGATGGCCTACATCCCTTACGTGACACCTGAATATTACAAAGGAACCTATAAAGGCAGCACAGTACCGGAGGAAGAGCTGGAAAAGCACCTTCGACAATCCAGCCGGCATATTGATTCCCTGACCTACAATCGCATTGTGGGCCGGGGATTTTCCAATTTGACCGAGTTTCAGCAGGAAGTCATTCAGGAAGTGATCTGTCAGCAGGCCGATTTTGAATATGAAAATGCGGATGAGATTGGCACGATCCTATCCAGTTACAGCCTTAATGGTGCATCGGTTCAGTTTGGGAGCTCTTGGAATGTGTTTGTGGATAAAGGCGTAGCCATGAAGCGAGATGTGTACGCCCAGCTGTCCCAGACAGGCTTGTGCTGCCGGTTAGCGAGGTGAGCCTATGAAATATCCATGTTTGGTGCCAAAACGGCTATGTAAGACAGATATTACGTTAGTCCTATATGAAGAAGGATTATCTGAATCAGGCGGTCCTATGGTGGCGGCGGAACTGTCTTTAAAATGCAACTACCAGGATTCCGCTAAAATGATTATGGATATAGATCAGAAATTAGTGCAGATATCAGGGATTGCTTTATTTCCTGGTGATATCTGCCCCGATCTGCCCGTAATTAGCGCGGGAGAAGCTACGATCTTTGAGAAAGAGAGAACTATCATACAGGCCCTTAAAGTTAGGAACCCGGACGGGACAGTTAATTACACGGAATTGAGGTTGATCTAATGAAGGTGAATGTCACGGTCAAACTGGATCCGGGGAAGCTTAAAGAGATCCAAGAGGCGATAGAGCCATCGATTCAACAGGCGGTTGCTGTTGTAAAATCCGACATTGTAAGCAGTCAGGTGGTCCCGAAGGAGACCGGTGAGTTGGAGCGTAGTTCCTTCATGAAAAAGAAGTCCAGGTCCAAGTATCAAATTGTTTATGATACTCCTTATGCAAGACGGCTTTACTGGCACCCGGAGTATAACTTCCGGAATGATAAAAATCAGAACGCTGGGGGACTTTGGCTTCAGGAATATATTGATGGCGCTAAGAAAGACTTCTTTAAAAATGCCTTTAAGGCCCGGCTGAAATCAAATGCAAAGGGGTTGATAACATGACGCTGACAGAGGTAAAGGACTACCTGAAATCAAAAATCGAGTGTCCCTGCTGGTACATAGGAAAAATCAACGGAAATGATAAAAAGTGTATCGGAATATATCCCACGCAGGGACCTGACCGCCCTATCCCAATAGGTGGTTTAAAAAATAAGTCCTATGATACAAAGTCAGTTTCCGTCCTAGTCCACTGGGGAATTGATGCAGTTAGTGCGGAGGCAAAGGCACAAGAGCTGTATGATCTTTTATACGGAAAATGTGGGCTCATAGGTGACAACGAGGTGTTTCTATTCGATATGCGAACGGATTCCCCTGTGAGTGTCGGGACGGATAGCAAAGGTATCTATGAACATGTAATTAATTTTGTAATCTATTACAAGAAAGGAATGTGAAACTTATGGAAAATTTAGGTGTATTTCCGGTTTATGGATTGGTGTTTAAAATTGGCACAAAAGGAAAAGCCAGTAAAGAAAGCGATATGAAAGAGATTGCTGACATGGAAAGTTTTGAGATCAGCATCGATGGAGGTGTCCAGGATTGGACTCCTATGACAACAAAAGGCTGGGCAAGGTCTTTGATGACCTCCAAGAAATTTAAGGTCAGCTTAAAGGGAAAACGGAATATCGGAGATCCCGGGAATGATTATGTTGCAAGCGTTGCGTGGAAAGATGGGCTGGATTGTGGCACAAAGGCTTCTATTGAATTTCCAGATGGAGCAACCCTGGAATATGACTGCGTATTAGATGTTAAGTCAGTCTATGGCGGTGATTCCACCAGCGTGGCCCCGCTAGAATTTGACATGGTGGGAGATGGAAGACCAGTTTATACGCCTGCAGATGGTACTGAGGCGGGAGAATAAGGAGGAGATAGATATGGCAAGAGCCTATGATATTGTTGCAAGATTGCAGAGCGGAAAGGAACGGCCTACGGTTAAAATTGACGCAGACCACGAGTTCAAAATCAACACAAGCAAAAGCGCGGTACTCTTTATCCGGGCATCTACGGAGGATCCGGAAAAGGATGAATTTGACAAGATCGATGATATTATCAAGATCACCTTGGGAGAAGAAGCCTTCGAATACATTATGTCTCAGGATCCCACAATGGATAACCTGAGCCTTATTGTCAATGTTATCATGGCAGCGATTGCCAATGAGGACTTAGAAAAAGTAGAGGCTGAAGCCGGGGAGGAAAGACAGGCAGGGAAGAAAAGAAGTTAGTTCCTGGTATGATATCTTCGAAGATTGGGAGCTGATAGAATCCTCCTTTGCCATGCAATACAATATTCGCCTTGTCGAAGCGGAGGACATGGACTGGAAAGAGTTCTGCACTTTATTGTCCGGGATTATGCCTAAGACCCCGTTAGGACAGATTGTGAGTATCCGCAGTGAAGAGGATAAGGACATGCTGAAACAGTTTACAAAGGCGCAGCATGAGATCCGGAATAGCTGGAGAAGCCGTCATAATCCTACTGAGGGCATGACAGAAGCAGAAAAAGCAAAAGCAGTAAAAGAAATACAGGAATTATTTGCGCGGGCGTTCGGGTAGAATGCCCGTTTTTCTATGAAAGGCAGGTGAGATGATGAGCGACAGCGTAGGAAGAATTGGGCTAGATTTAGAGGTGCAATCCGATATTGGAAGGCAGATATCAGACGCCGCCCAGAAGATTGGTACCGGACTGAAGGGAAGTCTTGAAAAAGCGACGGTAGGCGTCAATACTGAAAAAATGTTTCAGGACATGGACAATCAGGTAAAGGGAACGATGCAGAATGTTACCAGCACAATTAACGCCGCCCTGGATAAGTGTTTCGGGAAAGCGGGGGTGGGGATAGATAACTTAGGAGAACGTCTGGGCGTTGCTATTGAAAAGGCGCTTTCCCGGTTTACTGACGTTAATGCTGCCCCCGGTTCCGCAAACAACGCAGCTTTATCCGGTAAGAATGTCAGCCCTGCTAAGCCGAGAGGACCGCCTATAAAAATGCCTACGATCAAGGTAGATGCCACTGCAGAGATACTGAAAAATCAGGCGGATCAAACAGAAGAGGTTATCAATAACCTGGGTAAACAGATCGATGTACTTGAAGCAAAATTGGCAGGCTTAAAGGAATCACATGAACGCACCTTTAATGAATCTAAAAAATTAAAGATCCAGGAGCAGATTGTAAAAACAGAAGGAAGTATCATTGGTCTGCAGGGGAAAGTTGAGAATCTTGGTGTACAGTGGGATGCGGTCAATAAAAAGATCGATGAAATGGCCGTTAAAAGCCAGAGGGTAGGAAGCTTTAAAGGAATCAATGTAAAAATACCCCAGGCGAACATGGCACCTAAAGTAACTGGCCTGCAGAATATGTCCAGCAGCATTCATAATGCAAAAGCACAGACCGGGGGGGCTGTCAATCAAATCAATCAGATGTTTGCGCGAATCGGCACCGGAAACGCATTAAACGGGATTAATTTCCTAAAAAGGGGTTTTACGGACTTATTTAAAATCCTTAGTGGTGGCATCACCGGAGCTGCAAAGAAATTAACCAGCACCCTTGGAGGCTTCTTCCGATCAGCGGGTAATGGAGGCATGAAGCTGCTGAAAGCTGCAGGGCAGATTACTTTTTTCGGAAGAACTTTGAAAAAGAGTGGTAACGATGCTTCCAGCGCACAAAGCGGAATGCAGAAAATGCTTAAGACGCTGATGATCTATCGGCTGATTATCCCTATGGTAGTAAGCGCAATCCGTTCCATGGGTAAACATTTGATGGATTCCATGAAGGCTAATGATCAATTTAACAATTCTCTGAAACAGATCCGATCAAACCTGAATGTGGCGTTTACTCCTATTCTGCAGGCTATTATGCCGGCCTTAAATATGCTCATGGCTGCGCTGGCACGAGTCACTGGCTATGTAGCAGCATTTGTAAGCCTATTGTTCGGTAAGACGCTGTCAGGGAGCGTAGCGGCCACAAAGAGCCTTGTGGCGGCGAAATCGGCTATGGGGGCTTATGGAAACAGCGCGAAGAAAGCAGCAAAGGACGCACAAGGCGTAAGTACCGGTATTGATGAACTAAATATCCTAAAAGATGATAGCAACGCTGACGACGGTGGTGGTGGCGGAGCAGGGGCACCTGAAATAACCACTCCTGATATAGATACAAGTCAGATGGATGCGATCGGCTCTGTTGCTGAAAAAGTAAAAAGCGTTCTGAATCAGTTATTCAAACCCTTAAAGGATTCCTGGGATCAAGAGGGTAAGAATGTAATTGACGCTGCTAATTATGCCTTTACAAATGTCATAGGTTTGGCTAAGTCTATCGGCTCCAGTTTTATGGAGGTGTGGACGAATGGAACCGGGGAGCAATTTTGCAATAACATCCTGCGTCTGGTAACGCTGATTCTTAATATTGTTGGAGACATAGCTGGTGCATTTAAAAACGCTTGGGACGAAAACGGAAGAGGGGACGCTCTATTACAAAGTATTTTTGACCGGTTAAATTCCTGGCTGGAATTGATTATTACAATAGGGGAATCGTTCCGCACCGTTTGGAATAATGGAACCGGGGAATCGGTAATTGCCCATATCCTGGAGATATTCACGAATATCAACAACACGATTACTAATATTCGGGATAACTTTCGGACGGCATGGGAACTTGATGGAACCGGAACAGCGGTTATTCAAGACTTAATGGATCTGTTTGACGGTCTATTGGGTTCGATTGATAGAATTACACTTTCTCTATCGGAATGGAGTAAGAACCTTGATTTCACCCCCCTTATCAAGGCATTTGAGCGCATTACCGCTGCCGTAAAGCCCCTGGGTAATAAATTAGGTTCAGGACTGGAATGGCTATTTAAAAATGTACTGGAGCCACTTGGAAAGTGGGCGCTTGAGCAGGCAATCCCTGCCGCCTTTAATGCAATCGCTGGAGCCTTAGATTTCTTAAACAGTATATTGGACGCATTGATGCCTTTGGGGGAATGGCTTTGGAATAACCTGTTAAAACCACTTGCCTCTTGGACTGGCGGAACCATTGTAGAAATCATCAAAGGTATTACAGATGTATTTAAGGGTCTGAGTAACATCTTTAAGGAAATCGCAAGTGGTACTGACTGGGGAACCATCGGTCAGATGATGATGGAAGGTTTTGTTAACGGTATTTCTTCTTTTGCTGATTGGGCATGGGGAAAAATTAAAGAAATCTTCTCTGGTATCATTGATGTGGTAAAGGGAATTTTTGGTATTCATTCACCCTCTACGGTATTTGCTGAAATAGGTAGATTTCTGGTTCAAGGTTTCCTTGATGGATTTACCGAGATGTGGAATACCGTGACAAGTGTTATCAGCACGCTTGTAGGACTATTAATAGACTTATTTTCGGGATTTGTGAATGGGATTATTCAATTGGTTTCTACTTTGTGGGATACATGCCTAAAGCCATTTACCTCCTGGTTCATGGATACAATGCTGCCTGTGATAGAAGGTGCATTATCCGGGGTGATCACTGCTTTCAGTGTATGGTGGTCGGGAATAAAGGAAACTTTGTCTTATGTTATTGATGCCCTTAAAGGTCTAATTGATTTCATTGTTGGAATCTTCACAGGAGACTGGGAAAAAGCCTGGAATGGAATTAAGGAGTTTTTCTCTACCGTCTGGAATGCAATGAAAACGCTGGCAGAGACTCTGATGGATACGATTAAAATAGTGATAGATACAGTCCTTGCTGCAATAAAGGGTACCTGGGAATCCATTTGGAATGGTATAAAAACCTTTGTCTTCGATCTGTGGGATAACATTAAGAATAAGGCGGATGAAAGCTTCTCTGCAATCAGGGATAAGCTAACCGAAATCTGGGATAGTGTAAAAGCTACCATTGAGGAAAAGTGGACTGCCATAAAGGACTGGTTTGGAGAAATCTGGCAGAAGATTAAGGACGTATTTAAGCTGGATGAAATGCTAGAGATTGGCAAGGCTGTGATGAATAAGCTTTGGGACGGCATGCAGGAGGTATGGAAAGATGTTACCAAATGGCTCGACGATGTCGTGAAGTTAGTTGGAGAGGCATGGGACAAAGTGGTCAGCGGGGCAAAGAATCTGGTTAAAGGTGCTAAAGATGATGATGAAGAAAAAGAAGATAAAAAAGATAAAAAAGGATCCTCCGGTCCAGGAAGCAGTAAGGGTTATGTAAGTGGTGGTCCGGGAGATGTAAAAGGTCATGCAACCGGTGGTTTCCCGAAGTCCGGTAGCCTGTTTGTTGCTAATGAAAACGGCAATCCCGAAATGGTAGGAAACTGGGGAGGTAAGGCTGCGGTTGCCAATAACATGCAGATTACAGAAGGTATCACTAGGGCGGTGCAGTACGGCATGAGGTCGGCAATTGCACCACTGGCTGCAAGCATGAGTTCCATCGCCAGTAATTCAACCCCGCAGCTGTCCCTGGTTGGCACCTCTGGACGAAGTAATGATACGGCTGAGCTGGTACAGGCTATGGCAAGTCAAGCAATGTCCACGCCAACCGAGAATATGTCAGATCACTATCTGTCCCTCATGGTGGACCTTCTCCGGAAGATCATAGAACTGATTGAGGCCATGGATTTGACTGTAAATATTGATATCAGGGAGATTAAAAAGAAATTATCCGATCTGGACAAGAGAAGCGGTTTCTCTCTAAGAACAACTTAAGGAGGCGGTACACTATGGCAGTAATAACAATCAATGGCCGGGAGTTTCCGTCTCCCGACATTGGCGGGAATCTGGTGGTGGCAACGAATGTAAGTGACGGAAAAAGTGCCCTGGGGGAGTTTATAGGCCAGAGAGTGGGGAGAGATCAATACAAATTTGAGAACCTGCAATGGAAGTTTTTAGACGCTGCCACTTGGGCAGCTATGCTGCAGGAGTTTGATAAATTTGTTGTGACGGCAAGGATTCCAGACATGGTTCATAATTGCATGATGACAATACGCATGTATCCGGGGAACCGGACAGCAACCCCCATAGAATTTGATGCAGATGGACTTCCATCAAGGTACATGGACTGTAAGGTAAATATAATTGACTGTGGGGTGATTGAGTAGTGCAGCCAGCAAGTCAGAAATATAAAGAACTGATGCGCCGTGAGTTCAGGGATCCGTTTTCATATATCCGCGTAACCATCGGCCTTATTAATCAGCAGGCCCAGGCCAGCGCTTACGTCCCGGACAAAGAAAATTATGCTTATTACAGCAGTTTTAAAATGCCCCTGGACAATTACGAAGTTAAGGAGCTATATGCCACCTGTGACCAGGACTACACGGCGGTGGACGGCAGCATGTACTTCCTTCCAAGGGAGAGATCGGATGTGGTGCTCAATCAGGGCCTTGTCTCAAAGGATCTTCTTGGCCCTATAGAGATCCGGTTTCCGATTGAGTATGACATCAAAGGCTTAACGATTGAGTTTGGAAAAGCCTACCCAGTGGATTTTGTCATAGAATCCGATAACAACACGGTGGCAATCAAGGGTAATACAGATGGGCATTTCGTCACAGAGGAGATTTTCAACGGGGCAACGTTCCTGCGCTTTACCCCTTTGAGCATGATAAACGGCAAGAGCCGGTTCCGGATCCACATGGTAACTATGGGTATCGGTGTATATTTTGACAGCCGGAAGATCCTATCAGCTACCAAAAGGGAGCACATCAGCCCTATTATGGAAGAGCTGCCGACCATTGATTTTAATCTAACCGTAAATAATAAGGACCGGGCTTTTGATGTGGAGAACGTCAATAGCTCTGTAAACTTCCTGGAGATTGGTCAGGATATCACTGTTTTATACGGCCAGGAGCTTGATGACGGATCCGTGGAATGGTTTCCTGGTGCAACTGTTCAGCTGAAAGAATGGTCTGCCGATGATGAGCAGATGGAATTTTCAGCAACAGATCGTTTTGACGGCATGGACGGAACCTATTATAAAGGCCTATACCGACCGGAAGGGATCAGCCTGTATGATCTGGCGGCTGATGTGTTTTCAGATGCCAAGGTAGATTCCCGGTCCTATTGGATCGATCCTTATTTAAAGACCGTAAAGGTTTCCAACCCGATGCCGGTTGTCTCTCACAAGGAAGCCCTGCAGCTGATCGCCAATGCAGGCAGGTGCATTCTCTATCAGGACAGGAGTGGCAGCATCTTTTTACGATCCAGCTTCATTCCAGATATGGCGGCCAGTGGTGAAGAAGGGACGGAGTATAGCCAGGCCGGGAACATCTTAAAACCGGGAAAGAAAGCAGAATACGCTTCCTACGCATCAGATTTTACTAAGGCGGATGCCAGTCAGTATTTTATCACTGAACAGGCCCCCTATCTGGATATGGGATATGTCAGTCAAGCCATGAGCAGGGAGGACGGTACCTTTATAGAAAATCCCCGTGTTACAGTGCAGCTAGAAGCTTCCTTTACCTGTTTTGGAGTGCAGTTCCTTTTTGGTGGAAATCCTCCAGAAGAATTTGTTATACATACTGGCCTGTTTGGAGAACCGGTGGAAGATATTACAATCCGGGAGATCAGCCAAGAAACGATTGTTAGCCGGGAGTTTAAAACCTTTGACTGCGTGGAGATTGAGTTTATAAGAGCCAGACCACACAACCGGATCCTGCTGGATTACATCGGCTTCGGGGATGTGACGGATTACCGTCTGGAATATAGCCATGAGCTGACCAAGACCCCGAAAGGTATTCAGCAGGCCAAGGTGCGAGAGCTGCAGGTGATCCGGACTATTTACAATCAGGCCGGGGATAACAAAGAGCTGGGCAAAGAGACGATTGTAGTCACACCTGCAGAAAACAGGTATACATTCTACTTTAATAATGCGGCCTATGACTTATCCTGTACTCTGACAGAGCCGCAGGAGGGGCAGGAGGCTATTATCGTTGACAGCAGCAGTTATTATGCCACTGTGGAGATTACGGGGGCCACCGGCGCGGTAGAGGTTGTTTTGACTGGCCGAGAATACACGACAAGCCAGGCCAAGGTAAGCAGGCAATTAAACCCTACTGGCAGCCTGGAGACCTGGGAAAACCCCCTGGTGTCTGGCATGATCCATGCCGCTGACTTGGCTGAGTGGATCGGGAACTACATGAAAGCGGACCGGGAGTATGAGCTTCAGTACCGGGGAGAACCCCGCATCGATGCCAATGATCTGGCTTTTTTGGAAAACCGGTATATCCCCGATATGCTGATCCGGATCTATGACCATACCCTTAAATTTAACGGAGCGTTATCTGGATCAATCAAGGCAAGGAGGTATATGGATGTGGATACAACCTAAGATCTGGAAGAAAGAAGATCATTTTAATATAGAAGATTATAACCGGATCAAGAATAACCTTCAGGAGCTTCGGGCGCTGGCCGTTACCTTATATCCGGATTTTGCAATCAAGGAAATGGGACCTGATAAGGGCTATCAGGACTATAGTTTCTATGCAGACGAAATCAATACCCTGGAGGATAACCTTGGCCGGATCCGCGATAGCATCTATCCCTATTGGAAGGGGGAAACGGTGACATGGTACGAGAACCAGCCCTTTCCAGATTACCTAGCCTTAAATCGTATTGAGGGGGGCTGCCTGAAAATGTATGAGAACCTGATGGGACAATCCAGGGGCCGCCCTCGATGTACCTTCCATCTTGGCCGGGGGAGGTGTGCAGTATGTCGGTAAAGTATGCTAGAGCTGTTATAGATGGCGTTACCTACGAGCTGACGTTGGGAGAGGACGGTTTGTATCACGCTGTTATCCCGGCCCCCCAAGCTCCTGACACGGATTTGATGGAATACCGCAGTTATGCGGTCACCCTGCAGTCTGGTGACGTTGCTGGCAATATCACGATAAAAGGCAAAGACGATCCAGAGCTTGGTGGGGATCTTCGGCTGGTGGTGAAGGAAAATATCTTTATCACTACAAAACATTGGGAACCGCCTAATTACTTTAACGCAGTAGATTATAACCGGATCAAATATAATGTTTGTTACATCAAGCGAATTGCAGATACACTTTTTAACAGTGTGGAATTTATAAACATGGGTCCGGATAAGAGCTGGGAAGAATATCCAAAGCCGGAAGACTTCCAGGTGATTGAAAAGAATCTGAATTACATCTGCATAGCCTCTGGCCTTCCAGCAGATCAGTACAGTGTCCACCTGGAGAATAAGCCATTTTTGAGTTTTGGAGAATTGAACCAGATAGAAGAGGCCTGCCAGAAGCTCTTTGACCGGCTATATGGAATCATGAAAGCCCGGAGAAGATTACCCATTTCATTAGGAAAGAGAGGAACTTTATGAGTGTTAAAACGGTACAGGCCACGCTCAATGGCCAGACCTACAATCTAACGTTGAACAGCTCCACAGGAGCCTATGAAGCAACCATCACCGCCCCATCAACGTCCAGTTATCCTTTGAGTGGACATTATTACCCTGTATCCATCAAAGCAGAGGATACGGCGGGAAACGTCACCACAAAGGACGCAACGGACAGTACGCTTGGAAGCAGCCTGCGGCTTACTGTCAAAGAAAAGGTGGCTCCGGTCATTACGATAACAGCCCCGACAGCATCAGCCTTGATAACCAATAATAAGCCCGCTATCACCTGGAATATTACAGATGATGATTCCGGCGTAGATCCTGATACAATTAAGCTAACCATAGATTCTACGGTTGTCACCTCTGGTATTACGAAAACCGCATCCGGAAAAGGATTTACCTGCAGCTATACGCCTCCATCAGCTTTGGCAGATGGCAGTCATACAATAAAGGCAGATGCATCGGACTATGATGGTAATGCAGCTTCGCAGAAAAATGTGACCTTTAAAATTGATACAGTACCGCCCACCCTAAACGTAACAGCTCCTGCCAATAATCTGATCACCAATCAGGCGGCCTGCACAGTGACCGGAAACACCAATGATGTGACTTCCAGCCCTGTGACCGTGACTGTTAAGCTTAATAGTGGATCCGCGGCTGATGTGACTGTGAATGGTGATGGTACATTTAGCAAAGCACTCACCTTGGCGGAGGGGGCCAATACGATCACCATCGTGGCGAAAGATGGAGCAGGTAAGACAACTACGGTAACAAGGGCCGTCATCCTGGATACAGCAGCTCCGGTTATCTCAGAGGTGAGTCTGGTACCGAACCCAGTAGATGCCGGCAAGACCTTTGTTCTGTCTGTAAAGGTGACTGATTAAGGAGGGTCTATGGCGCAGATTGAGATCACAAGCGTAAATATAAGTAAAAATCCAGTGGCAGCGAAAGAGAACTTTGTAATCTCCGTCCGGGTGGGGATCTGGGCGGAGCATCAGAATCGGCTGCCCTTTAAGTTAGGAGGAAAAAGAAATGGCATTAAAAACTGATTATAAAGATGATGGATTTGCCGGGAACAGAAAATACCGCATGATTACAAATGCAGATGGAACAATGAGCTTCGAAGATGTGACCCCCTATGATCCGGTAGGTGATAGTTTTGGGGCAAAAGATATTAATGATACGAATAAGGCAATCAATCGGCTTGATCACGTGACAGAGGCCACCTTGACTGCCGCAGGCTGGACCGGTAGTGCAGCCCCGTACACGCAGACAGTAACGGTTGCAGGAGCCACGGCGGAGATGGAGGCTACGGTAGTAAGTGCTTTGGCAGATGGAGCCACAGAAGCAGTCCAAAAGGCATATAGTAAGGCCTTTGGGATTATAACAAGTGGTACGGCCTCCCTGGGGGCTGGTACTGCCTTATTTAAGGTATTCAAAAAGCCGACTACGGATATCAAAATCGGTTTGAAAGGAGTGTAAGGTATGGGAAAGATATGGATGCCGGGAGGTGGCGGCGGGGCTGACCTGGATGTGATAACGGCTGGGGCCGGTGATGTGCTGGCTGGGAAAGTGATTGTTGATAAAGATGGCAATCCAATGCCCGGAACGTTGGCATTAAGCGGAAATGCATCAGACGATCAGGTATTAGCGGGAAGGTCTTATTACAGTATGGACCCTAAAAGCAAGCGAACAGGATCCATGCCTAATTATAGTGGGACCCCTACCGCAATAGATGCAATTCGGATTAATAATAATAGGTTTGAGGTGGCCGTTGCAAGAGGTTTTCATGGGTATTCATGGGCAAATAATGGGTATGAATATATGAGTTACGATCAGGTTGCTAATGCAATAGGTTTGACTCCTGCAAAACTGAAAAAAGGTGAATGGGTTTGCGGAAGAACCGGTACGTTTGAGGGATATGTACCTGGCGTTCAGGATTTATATTATAGAGGGAACAATGTTGCGGGATGGTCTGGAGCAAAAGTGACATTGGATTCCGGGCAAATATCAGTCAACTCAAGTGCAGATATAAGAACCTCAGTTAACGTAAATCTCTCTGGTAAAAATTATCTAAATATAGAGGGGTATGCTGAAAATGATGGGAACTATTATGACTTTTATATTAGCACAAATAATGGTTCTTCATGGACTCAGCTTTATAAAGTAGTTCTTGTTAAGGTATCTGGCTATTATACACTTAGCATAAGTGTATCGCCTTTTGAAATGACAGGCTTATTAAGGCTTTATTTAGATAGATTCAATATAAAAGGCGCTATTTATAGAATTTGGTTGAGTTAAGGAGGAGTTTAAATGAAAATATATGTAAATGAACAAAATGAAATATTATCATTAGATAAAGAACCAAGTTATTTCAAAGAAGTCTATGAAGTTGTACAAACAAGAAATGCAATGTTTGGAAACTGGTGCGATACCTGTATATGTGCCCACAAATACGAACCTCAGTATGAATTTCTCTTTAATGATGATGGGAGCAATGCCAGAGACGAAAAAACTGGCGAGCTACTTTATAGGCTTGATGAACGAGGAAACAAAATCCAGAGTGGTTATGCCTGTTATCCTTTTGTAGATTACCGTACCCTTATGTTGATTCAAAATCAGTATGAGGAATCCCAGAAGCAGGTACAGGTCCTTAACGCTCAGATAGAGTACCTGTCCATGATGTCAGGATATGAAATGGAGGTATAAAACGATGAATAAATTTGAAAAGGTGAAAGGATTTTATGAAGCAAGTCTATGGTCCATTGGAATGGTGTGGAATGCTGTAGGCCGCTGGATCACTGAAAAAGAATACCTGGATATCACCGGGAAAAAGTATGAGAAAGAGTGAGGAATATGAGAATGAAAAAAGAAGCCCTTTGTATGGTAGTGGGAACTGTGGGAAGCTTCATAGCGTCATTGTTTGGGGGCTGGGATACCGGGATCGGTACTCTGGTCCTTTTTATGGTAATTGATTTTCTTTCCGGATTGGCCGTAGCCGGAATCTTTAAGAGGAGTACCAAAACTGAAACGGGAGCCCTGGAATCAAAAGCCGGCTTTAAAGGGCTCTGCCGCAAGTGCATGACCCTTCTGTTTGTTCTGATTGCCTACCGTCTGGATCTGGCTATCGGAACCAATTACATACGGGACATGGTGATTATAGGATTCATGGCAAACGAGCTGATCTCCATCGTGGAAAATGCCGGACTCATGGGTCTGCCGCTTCCTGCAGTTCTGATCAAAGCCATTGATGTGTTAAAAAAGAAAGCAGAAGCAACAGAATAACTTGTTGTAACAGGGTAACTTTTGGGCATGGGATAATCCTGGGCCTTTTTTAATTGGAGGGAAAATATGCAGATCAAGAAATTACTTTCACCTTATAATTATAATACTGGAAATACGGACCGCATTAAGTACATTGTGATCCATTATGTAGGAGCCTTGGGAGGAGCAGAAGCAAACTGCAAATATTACGCCTCTCAGTACATTGGTGCCAGTGCTCACTATTATGTTGGATTCAACGGAGAAGTTTGGCAGTCCGTTGAGGAAAAGGACATTGCATGGCATTGTGGGGCAAAATCATACGTCCACCCGGAATGTCGGAATGCAAATAGCCTGGGAATTGAAATGTGTGTTAGAAATAACAGTGGAAATCTGGCAGACACAAGCCGGGACTGGTACTTTGAGGACGCTACGGTAAAAGCAGCCATCGATTTGACCAGGGGACTGATGGCGAAATATAACATACCTGCGGACCGGGTGATCCGTCATCATGATATAACAGGAAAGATTTGCCCGAACCCTTATGTATGGAATCATACCCAGCATACCTGGGAGGCATTTAAGGCAGCTCTGGTGGCTCCTGAGGAATATACTCTAGGTTGGAATCATGATAAGAATGGCTGGTGGTATGCAGATTCCAAGACTTCTTATTATAAGTTGTGCTGGCAGATCATCAACGGTCATAAATACTATTTCAATAAGGACGGATATGCAGTCACCGACTGGCAGGAGATTGATGGGAAGGATTATTACTTTGAACCAAGAGCTGGGCATGAACTGGAATGTGCTTTGTATGTATCAGATCGGGTTGGCGTGCAGTATGTAGGGGAATTTTAACAAAACAACAGGGAGCCCGCTCGTGGCCCCCTATAATTGATTACAATAATCGCTCCAGGCATTCATCCCGAAACTCATTGTATAATAATTATATGTAAAAGAAATGAAACTATACAGTAAATAAATAAAGGGGGAACTCACTCGTAGTCCCCCTCACTTGAAATGATATATTACCACTCCACTCGTGAATGGCTACCTTGTAACTGCATTGTAACACGGTATTATAGTTTTGTCTATAGTTGTTAACCATTTTCCGAACATTTTTTTATAGAATGTTATCTAATTCATCAATAGATGAGATTTTGTGATTTTTCAGTATTACATTTACTCTATCTTCAAATAATTGCTTGGCTTTCAGTTCACCTTCTAGCTTTCGTCTTATAGCATTCAATTTATCAATGTATATAAGTTTGTCATTATATTTATTTTCTAGTGTCTTATGATAGTGCAGCAAATCAAATGATACTGCAAGAGCCTCATCCACAACTCTCATTTCCTCTAAGCTTAAATCTGCCACATAATCGCCTAATCTTGCTTTACTGACACACATTACATTTCCTAAAAGAACATTTCCATCAAGAATGATAGTTCCACTATTATCCTTTTTTTCTTGTATTGGTATTACAGTATTTAATGTTGATGATGTATGCGTTATAGGAGCAACAATAGTATTTGGAGATGTAGAATTTGCTGCATTATATTGCAAAATAACGCAAGGTCTTTCCTTGCTTTCTTCGCTCCCAACACCAATTCCCAAATGGCACCTGTAAACTTGACCTCTTGATACTTTCCTCTTTTTTGCTGTTTCTGCCTTCGAGTTTAAGTATAATTTCTCTTTCATCCAATCTAAATATTGCTGTGTTTTTGTCAGGTCTATATTAATAGCCATTGTTGCACCTCTTCCGTATTTTTATATAATCTTTTTACCCATAGATTTATTATATAATAATTTCTAATATATTCAATAATATTTTGATCTTAAGGATAATATCTAGAGATGCAAAGCAGAATAACAGTAATAATATCTATGAAAATACTTGTGAAGTACTGATCAATTGTGGTCGGACCGCGACCAGATTAGGAACTTTATACAGGTCAACTCAGAGAATATACTTGCAAGATAAATTATATAGGCGGTATCCGGTATCCGGAGCCCGCCTTTTTCATAGTAGAACACATCATTTTCTGACTGCATTTTGACTGCAGGACACCCGGTTTTGACTGCATTTAGGCGGTTGTAGCTGGTAATGTAAAAAGTCTCAAGAATCTCGATTTTAAGCGGAAAATTCCAGTTTTAAAGCGTTTGCTCATTTCCTAATAAAAAAAGCACATTACATTTTTCTAAAGAAGCCTGAAAAGATGTCTGTTTCTGTCATGTTACAGATTTTTTCATCATATGCTTTACCAATTCTGGTAAAAGGATGCTGCTATGAGAATATATGTGGTAGAGCGGGGAGACAGTGTGGACACCATTGCCGAATCCCAGGGCATTCCGGTACAAAACCTTATATTTGATAACCAGATAGGTTATCCATACCGCCTGGCTGTAGGCCAGGCACTTTATATTAGGGATGAAACCCCTTCGGAAGAAAGGGTGCCTCTTTATGTGTTCGGTTATGCATACCCGATCATCACTCCGGATAATCTTGAAAATACCCTTCCATTTCTGACGGATCTGTATGTTTTCTCTTATGGATTTACCATGGAGGGAGAGCTGGTTCCGCCCATGAGCCCGGATGACTGGATGATAGAAAGGGCGTGGCAGCTTGGAGTGCGCCCGATTTTGACCCTCACTCCTCTCGGCCCTGACGGGCATTTTAACAACAATCTGGTATCTGAGGCTGTACATAATATGGAGGTCCAGCAGCGGCTGATCTGGAATCTGGGCCTTAAGATGCTGGAAAAGGGGTTCGGAGGCCTGGATTTTGATTTTGAGTACATTATGGCGGATGACCGAGTGGCTTATGCGGACTTTGTAAGACTGACGACCCAGATCATGAACCGGTTCGGTTATCAGGTCACGGTTGCCCTAGCACCTAAGACATCGGCCACACAGCCGGGGCTTTTGTATGAGGGAGTAGATTACGCGCTTTTGGGTGAGGCTGCTAACCGGGTGTTTCTTATGACTTATGAATGGGGATATACATATGGGCCGACAGGGGATATGTAA